TGAGGGCTCGCGTCCGGCATCCGGCTGAGCTCAAACCGCCGGACCGGCGACCCCCGCCCGGCGAAGTCACGTGCTGCGTCGCGTGTCGTGGTGAACGGCCGCCCGCGAGCGTCCAAATTCAGGACACTTCGGCCCCCGGACCGGCCGAAATCGACCGGGGGGTTTGGCCGGGCAAGTCCCCCGCTTAGGCATTAAAACTGGCTATGGAAAAAACACAATCGAGGAAGGAAAAAATGACACCACGAACCGGCGAACCGGCGATCAACCCAGCGTATGCCGACGCAGATCTGGATATCCGCACCGGCACCGGCCAGCCGATAAACGTCGGACCTGCTCCTCGGCGATTCTTCCCGATCATTTTCAAAAGGCAACAGCCAGATCGACGACCCTCGGGTTCTGATCCGGCTTTTGAAGGCCCAGCTCCGGCGCGCAGTGCAGGTCAGTAACCAGCTCCGGCTGGCACAGGATTGCCACTTGGCACTAGAATTGCTGCGCGCGGACGCCGAAAAAATTTAAAATAGTGCTTGCGTTCCGCCGCCGGGTGTGAGAATCTTGGCGGCATGAAAGAAAAATCTAGGAGCGCCTCATTCGAACGCCGCGGCGTTTCGGTTGTCGGCAACGGGCTTGTCCCGTGTTATACACTCAAAAGCTTGGTCAATCTCACTCACCTTGAGTGCGGCGGTGAAAAGCTTTTCGTCGGTACTGTCGTCACACACCAAACTTTGGAGCGCGTTCAGCAGGAATGCCCTTTGACCGACCTCCACGTCCGAGGTGCCCTATGATGGAACTAAAACAAGCTCTCGAGATTACCCGGGACATGTGGGCATGGCTCGCGCAGAACCCCGAGGCGGACAAAACAGATTGGCCCGGATGGTCGGGCATACCTAGCTGTATGTCGGATTGTGCTCTCTGCGAATTCACGAACCCAAATAACAACGGGTGCGGTAAGTGCCCATTGCGGAAATTCTGGGAGAAGAATTCAAACCCGCTCCGCGTGCAGCATATAGCGCGACGAGGCGGGTTCCCCTGTGTCGATCTCGAGGGCAGTGCATACCGTCAGTGGAGATATAGGGAAGCCTCTTGCGCCCGGCTCGCTCTGGAAATCTCGAACGCCGCGGCGGCGGAACTTCTGAAAATATGCGAAACCTCAGAGTAATTTTCGCCGAAGCCTGCGCCGACTTTTCCCTGCCGCTCGCGATTTCGTGGGTGGTGTCAACTGTAATCATTTTCGCGTGGCGGATGCAATGGCTGCCGCAGTAGTCAAACAGAAAAAAGAAAAAGCGCGTCGCTACGCCCAAGAGCTGCGGGACATGCGACGTCGTTTAAACATAATGCCCCTGCAGCGAATTCCGATAGACGTAGCAAAAATATGACTAAAGACAATATCCATCAGTACTGGCCGTTTTTAGAAGCAATTCGAGACGGGAAAATTTTAGAGCACCGGCCCGGGGCCGGGGAATGGGTTCGCTTGACGAACCCGGAATTCTCTGACCCGCCGGAGCACTATCGCGTGGTAGTGGAGCCCAAGGAGTTGTGGGCAGTCTACCAAGGCAACGTACTTCAGGTTATTCGGGAGACTAAAGAGGATGCGGAAAACTGGAGCTCGAGTGAGACCAAGTACGCCATCGTGAAGATGCGCGAAGTCCGGGAGGACACGACGGTATGATGTGCAACCCGAATCAACAGCCGACGAACAAACAGAACCCGAACAGTGGATCCAGACCGACTGGTTCCGAGAGTGGGAAAGAATCGCCATGGAGCGGCCTCCGGCCGGACCTTGAGAAATTCTGGCTCACGGCGCAAACCGGTCTGCCGGAGCTGGCCCGGGACATTATGCGCCTCAAGTCCATGTGGCTCAGCCTGCGGCTTCAGGAATGGGGGCTCTTGCCGGAAACGGCTCAGGCCGTGAACGACCGGGACCCACTGGCAATCGCTTTCGTAGCCGACTGGGTAAAAGAGCAAGGATTTACGTGGTCTTCCCCCACGCTCAACACCATCTGTCTTCTTAAGCACGACGTCATCGTGGCTAAAGCAACTCTTTTCAAGATGCCCAATCTCTATGAAATTGAGACCCCTACCCACTGTTGTTGAGCGGCGATTTTCGAAGCGCGAGAAGGCCGTAGGGGCGCACTCCGATCAGGAGGGCTGTCGACCCGGCAAGCGGCCGGGCACCATCAAGGTGGATCCCCGGCAGTCTCCGCGGGATTACTGCGACACTTTGATTCACGAATCAATACACGAGGTGTGCCCGTATCTCGAGGAGTGGGTGGTGCTGGAACTTGCGGACGTGATCGAGCGAGTGATACACCGTGCGGGGTATCACAGGGTCTATGCCCCGAGGAAAAAGATGAAGTAGCGGCTTTCCGCGGAGCCAACGATTGTCTTGCGCTATGGCTATATCTTTATCGACCGCCGCTAAGGCGAATATCAATCAGGCTGTCAACCTCATGCTTCTCGGTACCGCGCCGGAGCTGCCCCCGGACTCGACTTGTTTCGAGCTGGTCGGCAAGGCCGCGAGGGACGCCGGGTTTCCCACACCGGGAAAAACTTTTGAGCAGGCGATGCGGGACAACCCGATGACCACGCTTCTGAGTTTGGTTCTTTTCGTCGGCGCGTAATTTCGCAGGGTGGAGCAGTAGGTAGCTCGTCAGGCTCATAACCTGAAGGTCGCTGGTTCGAATCCAGCCTCTGCGCCCAACTTGAGCGAGGCTAATAGGAAACTATTAGTCTCGCTTTTACTTTTATTTGGGTATTGACTTTTGGCTGCACCAATGAGAGACTGGAGACGTGAAAGCAAATTACGTTCTAGTCAAAGTGAAGAGCCGGGAGCGTGCGGACTGCACCGTTCTCGCGACTCAATTCGCGTTCGGGCTCTCCTACGAGAATGCCCACAGTCTCATGGCGGCGCACGGCCGGAAGCTCGGTTGCTGCGCAGCGTTTCAAGTCGCCGCCCCAAAGCTTGGTCTGGTTCAGCGTCCGGACCTGTCCTGCCAGACTGTTATCAAGGCCCTCGAGGGGATGCAAAACGGCCGCTTCGTGGTTAAGATCTCCGGGCACGTTTTCGCGGTGGCCGACGGCAGGATCTTTGACAATCACTTCACCAAGCCGGGAGCACGGGTCAAGATGGTCTATGAGGTTCCGCTGAACAATCCTGAGGTGATGGCGCGGTATCCATATTTGGAGAAGTGCGTTGCGCTGGCCAAACTGCCGGATATCCGGGGAATCAATCAACGCCGGTTGGCAGGGGAGGTCGCATGAGCTGGATTGCCACTTTGATCAGCACCTTTCTGTGGTGGTTCGTCGCTTGTCTCGTGGTCTCGGCTCTAGCGCAAGGTCTCTGGTGGATCATCCTCTGGATAGACCGCAAAATGCAGGAAGCCCCGATCAAAATCGGGGACTACCAGACCCGGCGATATTGGATCGAAGCGTTTGCGCAGGCCGGTGTTATGGGCATGATCATTTTTATCGCTATTTTGCTTGCATGTGAACTTCTCTTCTGGTAATCTGGTCTCAATGAAAGCATTTACTTACCTCCGCGTTTCGAGCAAGGGTCAGATTGAAGGTGACGGCCCGGAGCGCCAGCGCCTAGCCTGCGCCGCTTTTGCAAAGGCCCACGGTCTCGACCTAGAGTCTAGCCTCGAATTTTTCGACTCGATTACCGGCACCTCCGAAGAACGCCCGGCGTTTACCGCGATGCTCATGGCTATTGATGAGCTGAAAGACAATCCTCGCCTCAAGGTGGACTGCGTGATTGTTGAGCGGATGGACCGGCTGGCACGCGATCTCATGGCTAGCGAATTCTTGCTGCGGGAGCTGCGCAACCGTGGAATCAAGTTGTTTGCCACGGACCAAGGCGCGCTTGAAGATATGGCGTCAAACGACGTCGACCCTACCCGCATCTTGATTCGCCAGTTCATGGCGGCACTCGCGCAGTGGGAGAAATCCACGCTGGTCAAGAAATTGCGCAGCGCCCGTATCCGGGCCGCAATGGAAGGCCGGGTAGGCGGACAGAAACCTTTCGGTTCAAAGCTCGAGGAGCAGGACGCACTCCGCCAGCTCGTGGAATGGAGCCGCCAAGGCTACAGCACGCAGGACGTGGCGGACATGATGAATGCCCGGGGGTATCCGACCCGCACCGGCGTGCCGTGGTCGAAGCATACCGTCAATGGGATAGTCTCCCGCAACGGCAAAGCGGTCGGTAACAAGGCCCGTGCCGCACGCGCGGAGCTTGCTAATTTGCTTGCACAGAGCGACTGTGGAGCGAAGTGAAACACTAACCCTGTCTTGCGTCCCGGAGGGACCACGTAATAGAAGGAGGGTGAACACATGAAGTAAAACCAAAACAGAGTTTATACGTTTTCATTGTTGCCAGAGGACGCCCCTCTGGCATTTTTCGTGTCCACGCCGCCCGGGGCCTCCGACTGTACTGTGTGCCTTTGATAACTGGAAAGTATTGTGAGAAGGAGCTGCCGATGGCGCGGATCTGGCTGAGATCATGGAAAAATCGCGGCTGGAAGACCCGGATCGGATTCGACCGGCTGGCCACCTCCATGCGGATAATCAATTTTTCCCTTCGGGCTCCCAAGAGCCATAAGGGGGTCTCGATTCCAACGCCCCGACCCAAACGCTACGGCGCACGAGGTTGGAAGACGGCGGAGCTCGTGAAGTTCCCGCTCGGGACTACCGAGGAGACCGTCTTAAACTGCGGCCGGGAAGTATGAGTTTACCAGTAGCAGAAAAACAGCTCGCGGCGCAGGTCGCGAAGCTGGTGCATTCCGACCAGAAGATATCGGCGTGCGAACTGGTCTGTGGGTTTTACAAGGCGCAGTTCAAGGTAAAGCGGAAGACACCCACAGAAGGAGAGATCAATGAGGTGCTCGCGCCGTACGTGCGTGGGATCATGGAGGAGGGCGCACTAGCAGAAGCGGCACAGATCCTTTGGACCCCGGCACAGTTCTCCCCGGAGCCCCAGAGCGTAAAGGATATCTGGGAGCTTTTCGACACCACGGACATGGGGCTCATTTGCGGTGCGGCGTCCATGGGAAAATCTTTTTCGATGGGCGTCAGACTTTTAATGGAGTGGGCGCGGGATCCAGAGTATACTACGATCCGGTTGCTCGGTCCGTCCGAGAATCACTTGGAAGCAAACCTGTTCTCCCACATGGTTTCGCTCCATCAAAACGCGTCGGTGCCGCTTGCCGGGGAGATCGGCGGGCTATTCATAGGATTAACACGTCGTGATCAACTTTCATCAATTCGCGGTGTCATTGTGCCGAAGGGCGCAAATAAGAAGGCGGGCCGTCTCCAAGGTTCTAAACGCCGACCCCGTCCGGTACCGCACCCAGTACTCGGCGATCTTTCCCGCATGTTTATTTTCATGGACGAAGTCGAGAATATCGCCAAGGGAATCTGGGCGGACATCGACAACATCATTTCCAACACCGAAGAAGGCGGAAGAGGTTTCAAGATCTTCGGCGCGTACAACCCCTCTGATCCATATGACGAAGTTAGCAAGCGTGCAGAGCCCCCTTTTGGATGGTCTAATCTTGACGAAGACGTCCATTTTAAATGGAAATCCACGCGTGGCTGGAACGTGCTGCGCTTGGACGGTGAAAGGTGTGAGAACGTCCTGCAGAAAAAAGTTATATATCCCGGGCTCCAGACGGCCGGTGGATTGGAAAAGATTGCCGCAAATGCTGGTGGAAGAAACTCCGGCGGATACCGGACGATGGGTCGAGGTTTATATCCTGCAATTGGAATCGAAGCGACGGTCATTCCTGCTGGGATGCTGGGAAAAGTTCGTGGCGAGTATATCTGGTTCGAAGAACCCGTCACAGTCGGAGCCACTGATCTGGCCTTGGAAGGTGGTGACGAAGCAGTTCATACAATCGGTAAATGGGGGATGGCAACTGGAATTAAATGGCCTTCATCCGTCGACTACCCCAACGGTCATACGACGCTGTTTAAACGACCTGACGGTTCTGTGATGCCGCGCTGGGGTCTTCAGGTGACTCAGCAGTTTGTTTTGCCCAAGGGCGAGACAGTGGCAATGAAAAAGTCCGTGATGGAAATGAACCGCAAGAGCGGGACACGCCCGGAGTACTACGCATGTGATCGTACCGGCCACGGCGCGGGTGTCGCGGATCTGATCCGCTACGAGTGGTCCTCCGTGATACACGACGTAAACTATTCCGAGAGCGCCAGCCTTGAGAAGCTGATGATCGAGGATAGCAAGATCTGCAAGGAAATGTACGACCGCATAGCGACCGAGCTTTGGTTCGGGATGCGAATGTGGTTTGAATTCGGGTACCTCCTGATTCACCCGTCGGTCGACATGACCAAGCTCGCCGGGCAGCTCGCGAACCGGCGCTATCGCGTGATCTCCGGCCGGTCAAAGACCGAGAGCAAAAAAGATTTTGAGTCCCGAGGTTTTTCATCGCCCAACGATGCCGACTCGTTGTCGCTTTTGGTGCTGGCGGCGCGCAGGGGGTCTCAGGTGCAGCTCTCCATGCGAGAAAATAACTCGCACACGATCAGCAATATCGACGACTCTTGGATGGACTCAATGTACAAAGGCGGCGCGAGAATCGACGCCACGAATCAGACCGAAGTTTTAGACTCTAATTTCGAACCGATGCCGGATGGATTTAGTTGGTGATATGCAAACGATCAATAATAACGTGTTTCCCAAAGGTGGCTTTTCCTTCAAAGATGAAAACAATGTGACGCACACGAGCAACTCGTGGCCCGGGGTCATCGCGAAGGTTCAGAGGTTCCGGGAACGGGCCGGGGTGCCCGTCGGGGACGTCGCCGCGGAGGTAATCGCGCAAGCGTGCCGGGTTAACCCGGGGCTTTGCCGGACTGAAAATGCTGTGTACGCCGAGACCCTCGCCAAGACGACTCTGAAAACACGGGTCCTGAAGTGGATCACAGCTCTCAGGGAGCACGTACAGGTGCATCCACTGGTTTTCGTGCCTGACGATGAGCGCCGGAACCGAGCAAACGTGTGCGCCACGTGCCCGGGGAACAACGAATTGCCCGGGGGCTGCCAGAGTTGCGTCAAAGCGCTCAACGAGCTCAGGAAGGCAACCATAGGGAAGCGCCTGCTCGACGCCCGGCTCCATGCCTGCGGCTTTTTGGGAGAGGATTTGCCCACTGCGGTGCACTTGGACTCGACCCGGGTAGCGAATAACGACCTACCGGCCCACTGTTGGAGGAAAACCCAGATATGATCATGCTTTTTTGGCACTTTTTGATGGCATTCGTTCGCTCGTGCTGGTGGAAATTCCGCGGATACGAGATTTTGGCCTCCCGGAAGACAATTTGGACCCGTGCACAGGTCTGCAACGTGTGCCCGGACCGGGAAGAGGACGTCTGCGGGGTCTGCAAGTGCCTGATCATTTCAAAAACCTCACTTTGTACCGAGCAGTGCCCTCGAAAGTACTGGCTTAGAGAAAAAGTAGCGCGCCAAACAGATACCTTCGACTGTTAATCGCATGGCAGATACAGCAAGCCCAAGTCCTTTGCCCTTTTCCGTCACAAACGGAGGCTATCCCACGAACGCACTCGGCGGGATCATCCAGTCTCCCGACATTGACAAGAAAGGCGAGCCCACGCAGCGAAGTATTCGCGATATCGCGATGGGCCGCGACGTAATCCGCACCGTCATTCAGGCGGGCCGCAATCGGTCTATCATTTTCTCTCGAATCCTCGCAAAGGTCAACGCGGAGCGCCCGTATGACTCCCGGAAACTCGAGTCGGAGGGTTTGGGCTGGCGTCAGAACTTCACAAGCAAGCCTTTGCCGTCGATGATCGAGCAAGTTGCTCCCAGATTCGTGCAGGCGATCGACGGGCTGAAATATTTTACGAATTCTCAGCTCTCCGACAAGTGGCTCAACTCAACTGAGAAAACCGAAACCTTTCGGAAGGGCATTACAGACCTGATCCGGAATCGCAAAGGGTTTAACACTTTAATAAATGACATCGCTTTCAATAATGCTCTTTTTGGGCATACTGTCGTTGGCCTCCTCGATAACTATTCTTGGTTTCCTACTGCTTTCTCGTTTGAGGACTCGTTCGCAGCCGACGGCACCAAGTCAGACACACGATGGGCGCAAATCCTCGTGCTCAAAGAGACGTTGTTGCCGCACGAGCTGTTCGCGCACATCCAAGACCGCGAAGCTGCCGAGGATGCCGGTTGGAAACTCGAGAACACCGCCCAAGCGATAAATCGGGCTTCCCCGATGCAGATCCGCGACCGGCTCAACGTCGGCGGCACTCTGGAGATCTGGTATCAGAACGCGCTTCGCGAGTTGACCATTGGCGCGAGCTATATGGCAGGCGCAAGCGTGATTGTGATTTACAATCTGCTCGTACGCGAGGTTACTGGGAAGGTTTCTCACTATCGCGTCGCCGGGCCGGAGCTCCTAGAGATATTTTCCCGCGTGGATCATTTCGAAAGCTTCGAAGACTGCTGCTCGTTTTTCACTTTCCAAAAAGGCAATGGCACTCTGCACGGTTCTAAAGGAATCGGCCGGGACATCTACGAGCTGGCCGGGATGCTGGATCGCACGCGCAATGAAGTTGTTGACCGGCTGATCATGTCCGGCAAAACTCTCATGCAGGGCGATGTCCGACGCCTTCACACTTTCAAAATGTCCGTCATTGGCAGCACGATCATCGTGCCCTCTGGTTGGACAGTTCTCGAGCAAAAGATCGACGGCAACGTGGACGGATTTTTGAAGCTCGACGTATTCTTCAAGCAGCTAGTCAATGAGCTCATTGGCTCTACATCGACGCCCAACATGGCGACTGCAGGCGAGGGCATGCGCTCTCCGGCTGCTTGGAATTTGCTCGCCTCCCGGGAAAACGAGGCGAAGGATATTCGGATCTCTAGGTTCCTCGAGCAGATGACGGATCTTTTCGGTTTGATGCAGCGTCGTATCTGCGACCCCGACGTGGACGATCAGGACGCCCGGGATTTTCAAGAGACGATGCTGGAGTCGATGTCTCGCGAAGAGCTTGACGAGCTGGCGAAGCAGCCAGTAGCGTCCTCGATATCGGACCTTACCCCGCTACAACGTCAGTCAATCGTGATGTTAGCGCAGGAGAAGAAGGGCAACCCGCTGTACAACCAGCGACAGCTCGAAGTCGAAGATCTTTCTGCGCGCATGGGCTCGGATTTCGCCAAACGCGTTTTGCTCGCGGATCAGGACCCGACCGAAATCGCGGAACAATCCCGCATGCAGAACCTCGAGGTTGTGCTGCTCAGCGCCGGTCAGCCGGTGGAAGTGAGCCCCCGGGACAATCATCTTATTCACATGCAGGTGCTGATGCCGGTCACCGAGCAGGCCGCCGGGCAATTGCACCAAGGCCAGTCGGACACGAGCGTTTTCGAGGCAATGGTGGCGCACATCAACGAGCACTATACGATTGCGATGCAGCAGGGCATGGATTCGCAGACCCTCGCGCCCATAAAAGAATTTTTGGCCAACGCCGCGACCGCGATTGCGCAGTTGAAGCAGATCGATCAACAGGCGATGGCGCATCAAGCAGAGACGGCCGCTCTTGAGCAAGGCGACCCCGGGCTTCCGCCCGAACCCCAGCCGCAGCAAGTCCCAATGCAGTAAATCCCTAACCCGATGAACCATGGAAATTATAGCCGGACCATTAGACTGGTCCCCAATTGACGAAGAGCGATGGGGGAAATTCCTCGAGACAGACACAGGGCGGCGGTTAATTCCGAAGCTTCTGGAGTCGGTTCCCGGCCTCCTAGCTTCTGGCGACACCAACGCGATTCTGATTCGCTCCGGCGAACACAGAGGATTGCAACTCGCCGTTTCGCAGCTTCTGGCAATGTCCCATTCCACGCCCGGAAACGTCACGGAAGTGGCGTCGTCGTATCCTCCTCTTGAGGACGATTCCAAGTGGAATGACGGTCAGAAACTCACGCCCGTAGAAGACCCCGCCCCGAGAACACCTGAACAGTTATAACCTATGCCTAAGACCCAAGAAGAAGCGCTAGCGCAATTCGACACCAAAACCAATAATGACAAAGCGGCCGCTGGGCTGCTTCGTGAGCAGAGTCTCGCCCCCGTGGCGGACCCTCTCGCGATTGAGTCCCTTGACGCACTCGCCGCTGCGAAGTCCAAGGAGAACGAAGAAAAAGCCAAAGCCGCCGCGGAAGCGCCACCGGTTGTGATCGAGCCCAAAGAGGACGATAGCACACCAGCGCCGGACGCCGACAAGGCCGCGAAGGAAGCCGCCGACAAAGCGGAAGCCGAACGCGTCGCCAAGGCCGAGGAGTTGAAAAAAGCGGACGAGTTTTTCAAAGAGACTCCGACGCTCCCGCCTAACGCGAGTCCGAAATCTTCAGAGGCTTTTTCGGCCGTGAAGATCAAGGCCGCTCAGGAAATCACCCGGCTGCAGCAGGAGCGGGACGCCGCGAAGAAGCAGGTTGAAGAGCTCAACGGCCGGGCAGGCAAGCCCACCGAGGAGCAACTCGCAAAGGAGAAGGAACTGGAAGACCTTCGTGCGTGGCGCGCAAAGATGGACATCGACTTCGATCCGAAGTTTAAGGAATTCGACACGAAGGTCAGCAAGGCCCACGAATTCATTTACTCGCAGCTCCGGAAAAACCCGGCTGTCACCGAGGACACGATCAAGCAGATCAAAGAGTACGGTGGTCCCGACAAGTGCAATCTTTCGGCGCTCTTCGAGGCCATGAAAGATCCGACTCTCCAGCGAATTGTGGAGTCTCAGATCGCGGACGTTGCCAAGGTTCGCTACGAGAAAGATCTGGCGATCACCGAGGCGAAGAAAAACGTCGGCGAATATTTGGCGAACCGTGAGAAGGCCGTGACCGAGGCTATTGGCGGGCACCAGAAGGCCACTGCCGCGGAGCTCGCACAGTTCGCCACGGCGCTGCCTTGGTTCGCTGAGAAGACCGCAGACGCGAAGGCGGACGAAGCCGCGAAGAAAGAGATCGAGGAGCACAACCAGTTCGTGGTTGAGACACGCGCCCAGATGCAAGCGGCGCTGCAGGACGACTCACCGCGGATGCGCGCGACGCTGATCACCGGCGTGCTCCAGCTTTTCAACCTCCAGCGGGAGCATGAGAAGTTGAAAGCGGCTCACGAGGCCAAGTCCAAGGCGTACGACGAAGTCGCCGCGAAGTGGGAAAAGGTCAAAGCCTCCGGCCGTAGCCGTTTGCCTGAATCTTCTGCCGCACCCGGCGCTCCGGCTCCGCAAAAGCCGAAGCAGGATCTCAACGTACGGTCACAGGACGCTCTGGACTCCATCGCGAAGCAAATCATGGAGGAGCGCGCCCGCACCGGAGCCGCCACTTAAAAAGTAGTTGGGAAAACACATAAGATCTGATAAGGTTCTAGCGTGGGCCAAGAATTGACATTCGATTTCCACCGCGCCGCGCTCTTATTGGCGGTGCGGCGTAGGTGGAAACTGCAACGCGACCGGAGACGAGAGAATCCGGAAAGAACTAGGCGGCACAAAGAAAAGAGCTACTATTCTGACGTGGCCCGGAGTCGTAAGATGTCCCTAGCCCGGTATCACCGGAACGCGATCAAGTACCGAGCCTCAAACCGACGGTATATTAAAAATCGGCTAAAAACCGACAGTGGGTTTCGACTTATGTGGACTCTCAGGAGCCGTGTCCGGGCGGCGCTTCGAGATAGCGTAAAACACGGCAGCTCTATAGAGCTGCTGGGCTGCGGTATCGAAGAGTACCGAGAGTACCTAGCCGGGCAGTTCAAACCGGGGATGAGCTGGGAAAACTACGGTCGAGTTTGGCATGTGGATCACAAACGCCCTTGCGCCAGTTTCGATCTTAGAGATCCCGGCCAACAGAGACAGTGTTTCAATTGGTCAAATACGCAGCCGTTGTTTAAACAAGAGAATTTACGAAAAGGAAAAGCATGGAGTTAGGATTTTCAGATAAAACAGGAGGAGGACCCGGGCTCCTGGCGGATAAATCTGCGGCGGTTGCCATGGTCTCGAAGAAGGTTATGATTATCATGCCGTGGCACAAGAACGTGTCGCCAATGACGGCCTTCTGTGTCGCTCAATTGATAGACCGTCGGCGAACATCCTGTTTGTTATCGTGGGGCGACGCCTTTATTTCACACACGCGGAACACTTGCGCCGAAATCTTTTTAAAGTCCCCGTGCGATTATGCTCTTTGGGTCGACGACGACATGCTGCTTCCCTTCGGGAATGCCGACTGGTATCGATCTCATACGAACTTCGATTTTCCGGAGCAGTTTATGGGTTTAAACACTCTCGACCGGCTCATGAGCCACGGAAAGTCTCTCGTCGGCGGACTGTATTTTGGGCGTCACCGGTACGGACCCCCGGTCACCAACGAGGGAAGCGCGAATCCGCAGGTCGCTGAATACTACCGCAAAGGTCCCTATGACAAAATTCAGGAAACTCGATGGGTTGGAACTGGCTGCCTTCTTACTCACCGCACAGTTTTCGAGGACATCGAAAAAGTGTTCCCGCGTATCGCCCGACAAGGCCCGAACAAGGCTGGAGGAAACTGGTTCACTTCGACTGAGGCGAGCCTTCTTGATCAAGTTGCGAGGGTACGGAACGCGCTGGCCGACGGACCCATCACGGCCGCGAAAGGGTACGACGCGCTCCGCGGTCTGGAATCGGCTATTGCACTCGCTCAGGCAGAAAACACTCTTGGTGTCGGTGAAGACGTAAGCTTTTGTCTTCGGGCCAAAGCGGCCGGGCACACGCCTTACGTCGATTTAGGATTAATATGCGGACACATTGGCCACTGCGTTTACGGCCCGAAGAATACAACACCCAAGCCACAAGGGGTTCTCAGCCGATGAGCAATAAAATACTGATCGCACTTCAGTACTGGGAAGGCGATAAGGCTCAGGCCGAGGCTCTCATAAGGTACCTCGCTGATCTCGAGCCGAGGCATTCGGATCTGGCGGACGTGCTGTTGGTAAACCGGCACGATTGCCTTTCGTTGCCCGGCCCCATTGCCCTGCAGATCTCTCGCAAGTTTAACTTGTGGCAGTACTCTGCGCCCCGGGGGAACACCGGCTGGCCCGCCGGTTGCAATTCTCTTTGGATAAATACAATTCGGTGGGCGGAGTCGATGAGTGCCGCACGCAGGATCCCGCGGTACAAGGCAATTTTCACCTGCGAGTCTGACGGGTGTCCGGTTTTCCCTGACTGGATCCTTCGTATGTCTCAGGCGTGGGATTACGCGAACAAACCGAAACCGGTCTGCGTCGCTGGCCCGGTAGTGTACATCCCGGCGGAGCACATGAACGGCAACCTTCTCGTCAACGGAGAAGCAACCATGCTGAAGTGGGTGCTCAGGACCGCGGACGGCCTGAAAGCTAATGTGGGCTGGGACTACGCGCTCTCTCCCCAGTTTAAAAAAAGAGGTTGGGCAAACATCCCCGGTATTGTATCGTGGTATGCAACTAGAGGCTACACGCTGGAGAAGTTCCACGAGGCCCAACGCGGTCAGTTAATCTGGATCCACGGGGTCAAGGACCTTTCGCTAATCGAGCTGGGTCGGCGTCACCTTCTAGGTGAAAAGATATGAGAATTCTAGTCACTGGCGGGCACGGCCTCGTTGGCCAAGCGTTGATTCGACAACTCAAAGTTTTGGGATACGGCGCTGATGAAATTCTGTCGCCCTCTTCGAGAGTCCTCAATCTGACCGACTGGGACCGTACTTGGGAATATTTTCTAGCTTACCAACCGGACGTGGTTTTCCACGCCGCGGCCAAGGTCGGGGGCATCATGGCGCACAGCAGGCTGGGAGCGGATTTTATTCGGGACAATCTTAGAATACAGACCAACACCATGGAGGCAGCTCTAGGTTGCGGGGTCTCTAGGTTTCTGTTTTTCGGTAGCGCCTGTGCCTACCCGAAGCACGCGCAGGTCCCCATTCAGGAGAATCAGCTTATGTGCGGCCCGCTCGAGGAAACGAACCGGGCCTACGCAGTGGCGAAGATCGCGGGCATCGAAATGTGCCAAGCAATTAGGGAGCAGCACAAACGCCATTTCATTTCGTGCATGCCTACGAATCTCTACGGGATTGGGGACAACTATCACCCGGAGCACTCGCATGTTTTGCCGGGCATGGTCCGGAAGTTCCACGAGGCCGTGAAAGCCAAGGCAAACGACGTGATTCTGTGGGGAAGCGGCACGCCGACCCGAGAATTTTTGTTCGCGGACGATCTCGCGGAGGCTGCGATAAAACTTCTCGTGGCGGGCAAGGCGGACGATCTTACAAATATCGGGAGTGGCGAAGAGCTGATGCTCGGCACGCTGGCCGGTCTAGTAGCGGAAGCCACCGGATTTACCGGGAACATTCACTGGGATAAAAGCAAACCGGACGGCACTCCCCGCCGGTTACTTAACAGCCACAAGATTTTCGAACTGGGATGGAAACCCAGAACTAACATCAAAGACGGAATCAAACTAGCCTATCAAGACTTCTTATGCCGAAACGAGCACTAATAACCGGGATAACCGGCCAAGACGGAAGCTACCTCGCTGAGGAATTGCTCAGCTACGGCTACGAGGTGCATGGAATCATGCGCCGGTCGAGCAGTTTCAGCACCGGCAGGATCGATCATATATTTGATCGTTTAAACATCCACTATGGAGATCTCTCCGACGGGTCCGCCATGACTCGCGTGATTCACGACACGACTCCGCACGAGATATATAATCTCGCGGCGCAGAGCCACGTGAAGGTGAGCTTCGATGTGCCGGAGTATACCGGTGACGCGACGGGTCTGGGAACGATCCGTATCCTCGAGGCGATTCGCAGCCTTGGCGGTTGCTATCCCCGATTTTACCAAGCCAGCAGCTCCGAGATGTTCGGGGCGAGTCCCCCTCCCCAACATGAAAACACTCCCTTTTATCCGCGCAGTCCTTACGGGTGCGCCAAAGTTTACTCTTACTGGATTACCAAGAATTATCGGGAATCTTACGGTCTCCACACCAGCAACGGAATACTTTTTAACCATGAATCCCCGCGCCGTGGCGAGACGTTTGTCACTCGCAAAATCGCGAAGGCCGTGGCGCGCATAAAGCGGGGCCGACAAAAGAACCTCGTGCTAGGAAACCTCGACGCCAAGCGCGATTGGGGGCACGCTAAAGATTTCGTGCACGCGATGTGGCTGATGCTCCAGCAGGACAAACCGGATGACTACGTCATTGCCACGGGGGAGACATATTCCGTGCGCGAATTTTGCGAGATCGCTTTCGATTACGTCGATCTCGATTGGCAGGAATATGTCACCACGGATCCAAAGTATTTTCGCCCGGCCGAAGTGGACGTCCTCTTGGGAGACCCATCGAAAGCTAAGCGGGTTTTGAAATGGCAGCCGACCGTCTGCTTCGGAGATCTTGTCCGTGAAATGGTCTTGAAAGAACTACAGCTATGCCCCTGAATCCTGACACGCTCGTTGCCGTCTGCGGATACGCCGGAGACGCTCACCAAATCAAAAACTTGTTGCCGTACTATCTGCACCATCAGTGCCCGGTGCTGATACTCTCCCCCAACGATGCACCTATAACTCCCCAAGCTCTCGGATCAACCAGCAAGCAGTTAATTTTCCGGACTGCGGGAGAGCGGGCGTATATTGGCCCTGCGTCACTTGAACGGCAGAAACAGCACATGAGGGTGATGCTCGAATTCTCGTTTAAACACATTCTCATGAACGACTCGGACTCGGTCTGCCTTTCGCCGCAGTTGCCGAGGTACCTCTATGACGAAGATGTGTTTTGGTCGAACGAAGCTTCTGATCACATGCACACGATGCCCGAGGGGTATTCTTTCCCCCGATACGCGGCGCAACCTCCGTACTTCTGTTCGCGCCGGAGCCTTCAGGCCCACTTCGACGCCTGCGCCCGGCTCCCGTTCGAGGATATGAAACTACAATTTATTGACCACTATTTAATGCGCCTCACCGCGGAAGCCAAGGAACCCCACAAAACTTTTCCGGGAGGAGTTAGCTGCCCTACGCGTAACGACGCGCCCGGGGTAGCGCACATGCTGGATCGGATTACGAACGCCGGTGGGATCATGCTTCATGCGATCAAGGATCGCGGGGTAGTTCTTCAGATGGCGAACGCCCGGCTCCGATATAACCAGACGCATCCTCGATGAGTATTCGGGTTTGCAAAAAGTGCGGGACCGAAAAAGAACTGAACGCTCAAAACTTTCGGCCGCACGGACACGCGCCCGGGTTTCGTCATAGCTGTCGTGTATGTGAATGCGCGGCGAAAGACGTATGGAGACTCGCCCACCCGGGAGAAGACGCGAGACAAGCCCGCGAATGGGCGAAGAAGCACCCGGAGCAGCATGCCGCGACGCGCAGAGCGTGGAACAAAGCGCACCCCCGGAAACACAAGTCAGCAGTTTTGCGCCGCGCGTACGGGATCACACTCGAGGAGTATGAAGTTCTTTTGAAAAACCAGAACAGCGGATGCGCGATTTGCGGCGCAGAGAACGCAGATTCAAAAGGCCGCAGACTCCACGTCGATCATTGCCACAGCACCGACCGCGTGCGCGGACTCTTGTGCAAAGACTGCAATACGCTTTTGGGATACGCGAAAGATCAGCCCGAAATTCTTCAGAAAGCAGCTATCTATCTCCAAACCCACTAAAACGCACTTGCGCTTTTTTCGATTCCCTTCGACTCTCTTCTGAAGTCTAAAAGATGCTCGGTTTGACTTCACCGAGAACGGCCTGAGCTCTCCGCTGTTTGGCCTACGGCGACAAACATAACTCCCGCACAGGGGAAAACTTTCTGTGCCCGGACAAGTGACCCGGATTTATGTAGTCACCCGTAGTTTAACCACATCACGTTTATGGCATTTTTTTGCGATAACCCCTCTGATATCAGCGACATAGCCAGTAAGGACACCAACAGAATTGTTGGTCAAGTGGCCAAGGCGGTCGCTGCAAACAGCGTATACATGAACGTCATCGGCGGCGGGACCTTCCCGTCCGGCACGTCTGACGCCATTCGAAGCATCGTCCAGATGCAGGCGGCTCCCGGTGATTCACTGGCGATCCCCAACTTCGTGTGCGATACCGACATTTGCGGCCAGACTGGTAATCAGGATCTGACTGACACTGTCGAATTCACGCTCCGCCTCGAGAGCTTCCGTGGCCGCGGCCCGAACATCTGCGTCAAGCAGGGGTACGCCGCGTTTAAGAGCTCGTACGGCACGGCGGAAGACTCCATGAAGAAACTGGTCACCCAGTACATCAACGCGGACATCCGCGCCCAGCTGTACCTGCGATCCGCTTCGAAGTTCACGGCCAACGCGAACTACGATTTCAATTCGCTTTTCACCGGCGGTCTGGAAACAGATCTCGGCGTGAAGTTCGCCCCGCTGTTGCCTACGGGTCCGATGACCTTCAAGGCGCTGCACTACATTGCCCGGTACCTCAAAGAGGTGCTCTTCGGCGAGTGGTACAGCCAGAGCGAGGGAATGCCTCACTTCCGCTTCATCGGCGGCACCGACCAGATCGAGTATTTTCGCTCGGAAGTCGGCGTGCAGAACGTCATGGTTGCCTTGACCACTGGCGGGTACAAACTCGGCGAGCAGACCTTGACGGCCTACTCCTTCGAGCAGAGCCCGGCTTACCGTGGTATTGCCTTCGGTGTTGATCAGCGTCCCCTCCGGGCCACTGGCTTCAACGAAGACGGCACCCTCGCACTGGTTGACCCAGTCGTGATCGTCGCGAACCCTTCCCGGGGCGTGGCCTTTGCGAAACCGAATCCCGCTTGGCTGGCCGCTGACTACGAAGTCGGCGTGCTGATTGCCGACGGAAGCTTCGAGCGCCTCGTGCCCGAGAAGTATGTCGGCGAAGGCAGCTTCAAGTTCTCCCCGCAGTTGCACATGGGTGAGCTCGAATGGCACTATGTCATCGACAACGAGTGCAATAGCCGCGGCGACTTCGGCTGGCACCAGTACCAGATCACCCGGGCCTATCGCCCGCTGCGCCCTCAATGGATCATCCCGATCCTCTACAAGCGCTGCCAAGCTGATCTCGGCTTGATCGCCTGCGCGTCGTCCAACTCCAGCTCCTACAGTGGTGCGGACAGCTTCACCAACATTGGTGTTTGCGGTGACGACGAGACTCCTGTGATCGGACCCGGTTATCCGACGCTGTAATCAAATCACACCCTTTCGGTGACTCGCTCGGGTCATCGGGGTAGGGAAACCCTTGGGGGCTGTCCGGCCTAACAGCCGACAGCCCCCATTCTCTTTAAAAAACCATGGCTACAACCTACAGACAGGCCGACCTTGACTCGACCGTCATGAGGAAAATTCTTGCCGTCTATGGCGGGACCTTCTCACCGGGCGATCTGGAGAACGTCTTACTTCGAAAAATTCTGGTTGCCCGGGGCGGCACTTTTTCCCCGGGAGATCTTCGAAGCAACATCCTCCGAAAGATTTTGGTAACGTACGGCGGGACCTTTTCGCCGGGAGACTTGATATACACAATCGTGAGAAAAATTGTCGTACTCACGGGGGGCACCCCCAAACCGGCCGACACATTCAATGACCTTTTGCGAAAGTGGCTCGAGGCCATATAACCCCCAATGCAAGTACAAGATATTTCTTTTGTGATAGAACACGAACGCAAACTTTTTGGATTCCTCGGAGTGAACATTTCGCTCGCGGGAGTCCAAGCGGTCATGCAGAATCTAGGACCTTTTTTGAGCTTCACCCTAACCCTAATCCAAATTGCGATTGGCATCCTCACCATTCGCCACCTCATCAAGAAAAATGAAAAAAACATCCTATCTTTTATCGCTCGTCGCCTTGGTCTTTCTTACCGGCTGCGGGACACTAATACCCAAGAAGGTGGAACTCTTTCAGGACAAGGTGAAAAAGTTCCCAGAGGCGACGCAGGCGGCGAAGGAGACACAAAGGCAGGCCGCGCAGCGCGCAAAAGAAAAGGCGAGCGAGACGCTAGTCGCCGCCGTCGCAGAAAAGGCGAGCCCGTTCGTCATTTCCCCCGCTACTGAAACGGTCGTGCTGACCGACGCGGTCGCGGACGTCCTCGGGCCTCCGGCTAAGCGGCCCACGATTGACACCGTGGCGCTGGCGGATGAGGTGCGCAAAACGCTCGCGGTGCTTTCCAAAAAGGTCGATTCTTTTAAGGATGATAGTAACGAGAACGTCGGCAAAAAGATTGAAGGCACCGGCCTCGTGCAGGTTCCGTACTTTGTATGGCTGGGCGCTGCAGCGCTTTTTGCTTTTCTTGGATTTCATGTCCTCAAGCTGGTATTGACTGCGGCTTCCGCGGCGAATCCCGCGGCGATGGTTGGAGTAGGGGCGATGAATGTCGCGAGCTCTACGGCCTCGAGGGGAGTGGTACAGCTCGTAGACGGCGGAAAGAAATTTATGAAGTGGGCCAACGATACTCTCGAGGACCCGGTTCTTCGGCAGTCAATTTTGGATGCCTTCGTCGAGTCGCATAAAAAGGCGCAGGACGGAGACGTCAAGTCGGTGGTAGACCATTTACTGAAATAATTTATGCCTTGCACAAGCTGCGGTGACGGGACCGAGAATTCTAACGTAAACCCGCTAGACACGTGTACGAACGGGTTCATGTCCTGCGGCAATCCGTGCCGAACGGATCCGACCAACACGGCAGCCAGCGAAACGCTTCCGAGCCAGATCGAGAATTTCACCAAGCAGTTTTTCGGTGAAGTAATCAAGACCGAAATCAACGGCGTCGTGAGCTGGTCTCTGCCGTGCACTCTCGACACCGGTCTGCCGAATAACGCGCGCGGCGCTACCGAGCCTTTGGCATGCTATTTTCTCCGACTCTTTGCGGACGGCATACTCGGCACTCCCGGTCTTCCCGGAGATCGTGGGAATCCCGGCGCGGATGGACGCAACGCGTACACGGCACTTACGCAGTCGTTCACGCAGCCGACTCTCCAGAACCCGCAGATCCAAGTCAGAACCTCGTACAACCCGGCGATCTTACCGGGCATGCAGGTTTTCATTGAGTCTTCTGGGTGGTATCGCGTGGACGCGAACATCGCGGATGGAACCCTTTTTCTGGCGCTTCTGGCGATTGTAACGAATCCCCCGGTAACGATTGCCGCGGGGAGTTTGGTTCTTCCAGCGGGTGCACAAGGTCTTTCAGTTCCCGGCGAAAAGGGCGATCCCGGACAGAAGGGTTTGAAGGGCGATGACGGTGATAAGGGAGAGCAGGGCGATCAGGGTCTTCCCGGATTGAGCGGCCCGACTTCTGGCACCACGAATAACAATGGTCAGTACCACGATGACGCCGGTACGCTCTATACGAATCCCAACACTGGCCCGGCATGGACTCCTGTTGATTTTACGTCCTCGATGCCGAAGGTGACTCTCACGACCGCCGGGACGTACCTTCTGACGGTAACCACTGCGATCTCCTCCCATACGTCTGGTGTCGCGTTCTCGGTGCGGCTCTATGACGAGACCGCCGCGGCCGCAGTAACCGGAACCGAGGAATTCAACGCCTCGAATACCGTGCGAATTATTCCGATGTCCGCGATTCACGTCACTACTGTCCCGAACCAGATTGTGCGGCTTGAAGCTTTCGGGAAACAGGGTAAGGTCTACCCTGAGAACACTACGATCACCTTTGTCCAACTAAGCTAATGGCCGAATCACTTCAAAGCCAAGTAAACAATTTCACCTTCTCGTTGTTCGGGGATGGCGTTACGAAGGTAGACGTTTCTCCCGGGATAGTGGCGTGGGAGCTTCCGTGCAGTCTCGATACCGGTCTTCCGGACGACCCGCGCAGCGCGGACGAAGGAGTGGCTTGTTATTTCCTGCGCCTCCTGCGTGAGGAGATTGAAGCATTGCGCGGCCCCAAAGGCGAGCCGGGGCTCATGGGCCTGAACGGGTTCAACGGCTACACGGTTTCAATCGCGTCCTTCACCCAACCCACGAACAGCACGCCGTTCATCCTACGCACCATTTTCAACCCGGTGATCAAGGTCAACGAAATAATTTTCGTGGGAAGTTCCGGGTGGTATCAGGTCCTCGTTGCGGACGATTATGGGAACCTCACGGTGACCCTAGTACAGCCCCAGCTTGGCGCAAGCGGCGTCATAGCGGCCGGTAAGCTGATCATACCCACCGGGCCTAAAGGACAGGATCTGCAAGGCCCACACGGCGATCTCGGGCTTACTGGAGACAAGGGAGACAAAGGACTTCCGGGGGACAAGGGCATCGACGGCGAAAATGGGGAAACGCTGTCTGCGGGTCCCACACAGCAAACCGGCAGCTTCGTCGGCGCGGACGATCAGACAGATTTCGTACCGACGGCCGCGGCGACTCTGGTGAATTTCACTCCTAGCGCAGATACTGGGAAAGTGACGTTTAGACTGACTTCTGCCGGGAAGTATCTTTTCCGGTTCGTCACGATGGTGTACGCCACAGGGAGCAATCCCACGGTTTATGCGGGGCTCGTCGATACCACAAACCCCGCAAACAACACTTCTCCGGATCCTACGCAGGATCCAAAGTTCCTTCCCGGGTCTTTCGTCGCGCTGACCGGATTTTCCGGCGGTTCGTACGTCCCGATTTCCTCCTGTGCGATAGTAACGACCACGAGCAACTACACGACTATCGAGCTTCAGTCCTTCGGGAAAGACTGTCGCCTGATCGCTCCTCGTACGACTGTTACGTGGGTACGGGTAACCTAAAATGAACGGTAGCAATTTTCCATTGATCAAAGATGTCGATCACGTCCTCGCAGGACCCTGCGAAGGAACGCGTGGCGGCGCTATGACCATTCGTCCTCCGGGCTACACGCTCGCGGTGACGAACCCGGACGATTCCGGGAATCTTCCTCCTGACACCCTCGTCCCTACGCAAGTCACTCCTCTCTTTTAACTGGCGCAAGGTTCGGTAACCTTCGACTGTTCTAATGCTCGGAGGAAAGGTAAGTTATGGCAACAGACACTACGTACAAACAGGCAGATTCAGACAACAACCTGCTTCGAAAAGTTCTAACGCGTTTAAACGAGGGCATACCAATTGACGCAATCCACTTCGATAACGTAAACATCACCCAGCCTCTGGGAGTTTTCCCGGATCCATCCGGGGCTCTGTGGCACGTAACGGCCGATGCTCCGCTGCCGGTATCGTTTCCGCAACCGATTTTGGCTACGGTGGGCGGAACAGTCGCAGTGAGTAGCATCACGAATCCGGTCGCGGTTAGCAGCATCGCGACCCCGGTATCAATAGCCGGAACGGTCCCGGTGTCGGTAGCGGCCCCGGTATCGATAGCCGGAACGGTCCCAGTATCGATTGCCGCAGAGGTGCCGATTAGCCACATAACCGACCCGGTCACGGTTACCATTCCGGACACGCTCGACGCGTTCTCTCGGCTCAGAGTAGCGACTCCAACGTATGTTTTCGATTCTCAACTCACTTACGAGATCCCGCCTCTCGTGTATGAGACAATAGTTCTCGGGACCGGCGCGACCGTGGCCCACGATTCCACGAACCGAAGCGCGCTCATGACCTTTGCGAGCACGCCGACCGGAGGTAAATCTTTTCTTCAAAGCTTCGAGTGCTTCCGGTATCAGCCGGGCAGGTCTCTCGAGGTTTTTGTTACGTTCAATTTTATAGAGGCCGTGGTGAACACCTTGAAGTTTATAGGATACTCCGACGGGGTGAACGGGGTAGAGCTCCAGCAGGACGGCACTACGGTTCAGTTGGCCCTGCTGTCCGGCACCGGAAACGGCAACCAGATAGTCACGAAAGCCAATTGGAACATCGACAAACTTGACGGAACTGGGATTAGCGGCGAGACTCTCGATCTCACAAAGGCTCAGATTTTTGTCATCGATATTCAAGCGCTGTATACCGGCCGGGTTCGCGTCGGTTTTGACATCGACGGCCGCATAGTTCCGGTGCACGAGTTTCGCCATGCGAATACAGTGGCCTTCCCATACATCCAGAGCGCGAACCTGCCGATCAGAGCCGGGATGACTTGCACCGGAACGGTCTCGACCACGATGCGTTTTGTATGCGCCAGCGTCTCTTCAAACGGAGGGCAAGAAGACATACCCGGGCTCTCCTTTTCGATCTCCGGTGCTGCCACAGCAGGAAACGGTACGCGCGTGCATCTCCTCTCGGTCCGCCCGAGAGCGACTTTCAATTCTATAACAACTCGGTCTAAGTTCGTACTGGAATCGATAGAGATTACCGGCACCGGAGACCGACCAATTCAGTGGGAACTTGTGCTGGGGCAGGCGATAAGCGGCACTACCGCATTCACTAACGTGAATACGGGCTACTCGACGACGGAGTTTAACACTGCCGGGACGATCAGCGGTTCCCCATCTATTGTTCTCCAAAGTGGGTATGTCGCGGCCAATGGAGGCAGTCGAAGCGCTCCCTCCGTGTCGCTGAACAATAGATATCCGATTACACTGGACGCCGCCGGGGTGGCGCGTTCTCTAGGCACTCTTTCCTTGTTGGTTACTGGGATCGGCGGGACGACCGCGGCGATGGCTACTTTTAACTGGCGCGAGATACGGTAACCTCCGACTGTTCTATACTATGAGTACTCCAATAGATCTCGGCCGTGCTAGCGAATTTGGCGGCGGCAGCATCGCGACCCCGATCAACGACCGGGACCGTGTTTATTACCCTGAATTTACTTACTCCGGCGACAAGGAGCTCGAGCTCCCGGAGGAAGGAGAAATGGTGATCAAGTTCCGGACTGTGCGCGAGACCGAGGACGTACGGGAAGGCCGGTACACATGCACCGTCGAAGTTCTTTCGATTGAAAAAGTGAAGGGCGAGAAAGACAACCGCCCTTCGAAGCGCGACACCTCCGCGGAGGATGCTCTCGACGCACTGGCAAAAGCTTTCGGCAAAGACAAAGAATCCTACTAAAATATGTTCACCGTAGACTCGATCTGGGAAGACGCCAAGCAGGTCATCGGCACCTGTGACGATGCCAAGCTTTTGCGCTGGGTCGGAGACGCGGTCTCTCTTGTCGCGAACAAAGAGGATCTAGAGGGCATTAAGGGCTGGGCGGATATCTGCACGGTGGGCTGCTCTTGTCAGAGCGGAATGAATTGCGGCAACTCCTCCGGCTGCGGTCGCAGATGCCTCTCCCTCCCGAGAGAGGTTCTGACAGTTATTGGGGTGAACATCGGCGGTCAACCTCTCTTAGGCCGCAGCCAACTTTTCGAATTCCATTTGAACGGCACCGGCTCTTGCCGTACGGTCTGCGAATGGTCGTACGACGACAAGGGATACGGCTGGCCGACCTACCGGGACCTTATCACACCGGCGAAGCTCGTAGCGTATACCGCGACACCGGCGGACAATGGAGTGGCTTTGATCGTTTTCGGGTACGACAGCAACGGCAATGTTCTTCGGCGTCTGGAAAATGGCGTCTGGCTGAACGGGTACCGAGTGCCGACGATCTACGGCGTTGCAGTCCCCGATGACACCGCGCCAATCGTGGCGAGGATCACCAGCGTCCAGAAGGGTCTTTCTGTTGGACAGATCCGGCTCTCCACAATCGATGACGGCAGCACGAACAGCCCCGGGCTGCTCCTCGGCGTTTACGAACCCGACGAGACTTTGCCCCAGTACCGAAGGATACGTTTAAACAGGTCCTGCTCTTGGGTGCGTATCGCGTACATCAAATCGATCAATGAATTTCGTTCTCGTTGGGATCACATTCCGATGAGCAGCAGAGTGGCGTTCCTCATGGCGCTCCGCGCGCGGAAGCTCTACAGCGAGCAGCAGCTTGCCAATGGGCAGCAATTCGAAGCCAATGCGGCCCGGCTGGAGCTCGAGGCGCAATTGAAGCTGGAGCCGCCGACGTACATGCCGCCTCAAATCTTGGATTGGAACAGCCCTCGGGATAAGTACGACTACGACATACGATAAAATGGCTTCCGCTGCAACTACGTTCGATACGGTCATTGCCGGGACGAGGCTGCTCGATATGGACTCGAGCTGGCCTTCTGGCGTGCGCTCAGACATGGATCCCGCCCAGCTCCCGCAAGGGTACGCTTGGCAGGTGATCAACATGACGAACATCGGCGGGCTCTGGTCCTGCCGTCCCGGATATAAGTGTTGGGCGACGCTACCAGATGGCAACCTCCAAGGCGGGTTTATTTTCCGGCCCCTCATAGGAGCTGAGATCGCGGTGGTCGCGGTCAACGGTGAGATCTACCAGAGCCTGTGGCCGTTTACCACATTCACGAAAATCCCGGGCCTCCAGTTTTCTCCGTACGCCGGTGAAGTATTTTTCGAGCAGACTTTACAGTCCGCGCAGCGCCTGACTACCGATCTCGGATCGGCGATTGAGGTAATTCCCAGTAAGGCGGTCCTGATGATCCAAGACGGTAGCGAGACAGCCCCCGGTTGGTACGACGGTCTGAATGCCGGGCACATCAAAGGAAACCTGTACGGCACTCCGTCAGGCGGGCCGATGGTTTGGGTAGGAGATCGTCTCTGGGTCGCAGTGGACGACGAGCTTTTCGCGAGCGACAACTCGAACCCGTTTTCTTTCCGGGAAAATGTTTATCTTGGCGGGCAATCCAGCTTTCGATTCATCGGAAAGATTACTGCGATGTCTCGCACTCCCGCGGCAGAAGCGCCGCAGCTCATGGTGTTCACGCAGGCCAATGGATCCCTCGTTCAGGCGAGCATCCGGGATCGCAGCCTCTGGCCTACGACCATCAATTTTCAAGAGGAAATTATTCAGGTCGGCTGCTGGTCCCACAGATCGGTTATCTCTCACTTTGGAAAATTGATTTGGTACTCTCCGGCTGGCGTGGCAATTTACGATCCGGCTACTTCGGCCAAGCTGACGACCCGGCTCCCGATTCGGGATTCCGAAATGCTCGAGGACAAAAGCCGTTTGAGCGATGATCTCTCTTTTGCGGCCTCCGGCAAGTTCGGTCAGTTCATCATGCTTTCTCTGCCTTCAGAGGATACGTACAACCGCACTACGTGGATCATAAACAACGCCAGCTTCACCAGCATGTCAGACGACTCTGGTCCGTGCTGGAACGGCTACTGGCTCGGCACCCGGCCGGTTCAGTGGATGTGCGGGCAAGTCGGCGGAGTAGAAAGAGCCTTTCACGTTGCACACGACGAAGACGGAAAAAATCGCCTCTGGGAAACCTTCCAGCCAAACCGGCTCGACAACGGTTGTCCTATCGCGTGGGCGATCTTTACTCGCGGTTATTTCGGACAGACGGCCGCGGTTCAAGCAAAACCTCCCGGAAGCAAGTGCCGACTCAAATGGGTCGACGTCGCGCTAAGCGCAATCGAGGAAGATTTAGATCTCGGCGCGTTCTACGCCGGTGGAATGAGCGGGTCCTTTGAACCATTTCTAGTGACGAAATTGAACGCAGAGCGCGGGAGTCTATCCTACGATTTGCCCATAGATCTCGACTCGCAGATCTTTTCTTTCAAGCCGCAGTCTCGCACAGTGAGGACTCAGGATGCCGACGAGCAGACCGCTACTCAGAGCGGCGCGTGTCCAGTCGAAAAGAGCGAGCGGGACAATATCGATACGAATTTCCAGATCCTCATATCTGGGCATGGCCCAGCTACGATCCGATGGATTCGCCCAGTCTCGATTCTGGAGAATCCTGATCTCGATGGCAATCCGAAAGCCTGCGAGGACGAAGAAGGCAAACGCGCGGTGCGCTATGATGGCGAGGCCGTGAAAGCGGATACGTATCCGGAACTAGTAGCGGGCCTAGCTAACGCCCCCGAGAATCATTTTTTGGCAGTGGCAACTGCAACACTCGAGCAGAACGGTTTTGTAGCGACGGGTGCCGGAGTAGCCGAGAGTATTGTGTCCCAACGCGCGGCGGATCGTGTGGCAAAAATTATCGCAACGAAATTCGCGGAGCAGGAATTATCCGCGGTTCAGCCTGCTAGCTATTCAACCGGTGTGGGACTCGACTAATGAACGTCTTACTTGACAATTTGTACGCCCGGCGTCCGAAGATCCATTACGTGTGCCCTCCGATCTGCGGAGTGCAATTCGTCCCCACAAGTTCCGGCTCTCCCTCGGTCTCAATCGAGCCAGTCAATCCTCTCGCGTGCGTCCAGTATCGCATAACAGAGGATGGGTTCCTGACGTGGGACGAATACCCCGGAGCGGTTTGCTATAACGTGTACATGACTCCGTTTATTGAGCCCCCGGTGCCCCCGGTTTCTCCAGAGGTTACCGGGCAGCCGGAATCGGAAGTCCTTGACGAAGGAGAAACGGCACTTTTCTCAGTCACTGCATCCGGAACTGCGCCGCTCGCATACCAGTGGCAGAAGAACGGCGTCGACATCCCCGGAGCGACTTCAAGTTCATTTTCTATTTCGAATGCGGTTCCTTCCGATTCCGGAGATTACCGGGTTATCATTACAAACGAAGCGGGGACCGTTGTCAGCGATACCGTCTCGCTAGTGGTAAATCCAGCGATTATCGCTCCGACGATTACCGTTCAGCCGCAATCCCAGACGGTGGAAGTGGGCACGGCCACGGTTCTCTCAGTAACTGCAACAGGAACCGCCCCGCTTACCTACCAATGGAAAAAGGCGGGAGTGGATATCGGCGGAGAAACCGGAAGTACTCTTACCTTCGCGTCCCCCGCGCTGGGAGATACGGGTTCGTATACCGTTTTGGTTACTAATGCCGCCGGTTCCGTGTTGAGCGACGCTGCGGTTCTCACAGTGCTCTCAGCCGGGGATTACCTCGCGTATACTTGGTCAAATCAGGTTGTGACGAACGGCGGCGCGGCCCCGTCCAGCGGATCGAAATCCGCGGTTAGCACTTTCTGGACTTCGCTCATTTCTGCGGGGATCCATACGAAAATGATCTCGGTAGTGGTCATGGCTCCCGACAATTTGATCGCGGCGATCACTCCTATCACTAAGACCGCCGGGAATACGCCGTGGACTAACATGGGATTCCTTTCTGGAGATCTCACGGTAAACGGTCTCATCAGTGATGGAACCAAATATTTAAAGTCGGGCGTCATACCGGCCTCGGACTATGCCGGAGACAACTCTGCCGGATTGACGTACTACAGACCCGTATCTACCGCAGAGCAAAAAATCGGCTGCGGAACCGCCAATTTTATTTTGGCGATGGACTACATCAGCCTAGTAATTTTCGATTGCTGGAACGCCGTAGGAGGACGGTTGATCGGCGGGATGCCCGCGGAGGCCGGTTTCATAAGCGGCAATAGAACTAACGCGACTTCCGCGGCAGTATATCGAGCCAGCTCCATCGCGGCGTTTAGTTCGGTGCTCAGCAGTACAACGCAGTCTTCTATAGGCACTCGCGCGAACGCTCCTCTGGAAATATACGCTTTTAGCACGAATAGCGGAGGAGTTGCTTCCGATGTGGTCACCACTCGACACAGCTTTTTTGCGATCCACACCGGACTTTCTGCGGCAGAGGCGCAAGCATTCTACAACGCGATCCAAGCACTACGTGTAGCCTTCGGCGGCGGATACGCATAATTTTATGGCAAATAGAGTCTATATTCCTATCCAGAGCTGCGTGGCAAGGCAAGGACGCCTTCCGGTTGGGCGCGGCTGCTTTGTTGTGACTGCGGTCACCGGTGCGGGAGAAACTCCCTTCTGTGATCCGGTGTGCCAAGCTTCCGGTCCGACTCCCCCGATTCCCCCCAGCAATCTTCCGTGCGCGAATTATTATCTGGTAAACACGACTGAGTCGGCCTCGGATTTTACATGGGATCCGTACCCGGAAGCGACGGGATACAACGTCTACTCTGCGTCCGATACGGACCCCATGAACTTTGTTTTGACGCACTCCAACATCCCGGTCTCAGTTCTCCCGATTGATTGCGAGAGTATCATCGTATCTGCGATCACTCCGGCGGGGGATAGCCCGGCATGTGATCCCATTCACTTTTGTCCAGTGGGTCCTCCCATACCGGAAGGCGCGTGCGGTCCGATGCCGTTTGATCCGGCCAGTCTTACTCCGTGGGCATGGTGGAAAGCGGATAGCTTTCCGGTGATGGCGGACAATACCGCGGTCGGCGGACCCGGGTTAGTCTGGGAGGACCAGAGCGGCAACGGTCGGCACGCGACAACTGGTCAGCCTCAGCCACTCTATCGAGCCCCCGGTGCGGTTTTCACCGGTCCCGGATTGCCAAGCATACAATGCGGAATTGGAGATAACGGAAGTTTTGAGATCCCCACATTCACTACCCCCGGGAACTTCACTCTCGTATTTCTGTACAAGTCGGCTCCCACTGGAGTGCTTAACGTATTTCTAGGGACCGAAGTTCCGTTCCCCCGAGTCGCAGACGTGGTTTATGCGGAGGGTGGAAGCTACAAAAAAGACGGAGAATTTTGTGGGTCGACGGCGTCACCTTCGGATGCTTGCGAAGACGGAGGAAGCTTTTCTGGAAACGCCAACGTGGCGATTTTCCGCCGCATCGGCAATACGTTGACGTTTTTCAATAACGGAATGAATTTGGGATCGGTTTCGGACGCTTGTTTTCACACCTTCACGCGCTTGGGCGGCTACGTTGCGGGAGTGCAGAACCATCCGCTGAACGGAAATTTCGGAGAAGTATTTCTGTTCGATACCGGAGTCTCTGATAGCGATCTCCTGTCCCTTGTGGAGGGTTACTTGCGGCCCAAGTGGTGTTTAATCGATTGTGTAGCATAGAAAATTATGAGCTTGAAATCAACCAACTTAACAATCCAGATGGGGGCCTTGCCCGCGACGTTCCGGGGTACCCCCCAAGATCTCGCGAACCAGATGCTGGCGAGAATGAAAATCCTTTCCCCCGACGGGAGCTCTTTCATCTTCACCGGCGACACGAAGCCTACTTCCAATGTGGGGCCATGGTTGAAGGGCGGCACCCAGTGGTACGTTTGGGACGCTTCTGTCAATGACTACGTTCCTCTGGATGTTTCGCCGTCGATCACTGCACCGTACTGGATCGGGTCCTCGCTTCCGACCGGCACGAACCCGCCTCTATGGCTCAAGACCACACAGGACGCCTCTGACGTCGATCCGACGTACGGCAGTGCCCTATACTGGGCACTGTGGAATGGCTCCGCGTGGGTTGCCTTTCTGGCAGCCAACGGTCTCGGCACCACTGCAGAGCGCCCCGTCTCCCCGGGAGAAGGTACGATGTTCTACGACACCACGATCAACGTGCAGCTTTGGTTTGAGCGCGGTCAGTGGAGAACGTACTCCGGCGTGCCCGGTGACATCAAGGCAGTCATTTTTTCGACTCTGCAGGACGCTCTGGATCACAATCCCGGCTGGATCCTGCTTGGGTCCACCTCTCCGCAGTTTTATGGCCGTACGATCTCCCAAGCGACGAAAGACGCCGGGACGACGCCGGTCGATCAGGTTACTCCCGGCGACGGCGTGAACCCTCGAGCCGCCGGTGAGATCTACGGCACCGATCTGGGGTATGTGGACGATCCTGCGGACACCCAGACCCTCCCGGCTGGAGTAGCGCTTTGGCACCTTTTGAAACAATAGCGCCGCCGACATGATTCGGCGACTGTGTTGAGCATGGTTCGCCGATTAGTTACGCCGGAAGAGATTGAGGACGCCCTTCGAAAGATGGGCGTCGAGTGTCCAGAGATCGAATGGCAGGATCCCCCGGTACGGGTCGAGCCGATGGTGAATTTTTGGAAAGATCTCGGGGACGCCTCCGGGGTTCGAATTTTTGGGTATTTTGATAAGGCCGGAGAGCTCCATGGATACTTGATCGGAACGATTCAAGAGGATCCGCAAACGGGTGAGCTCTACGGCAATGAGTTTGTTTGGGTAGTGTCTCCGAAGTGGAGGCACACTCGAGCGCCTTTGACTCTCTTGAAAGCATTCGAGATTGAGTGCAAGGCGGCAGGATGCACGATGGTTCAGTTCGGTTTTTCGATGGAACTTTCGCCAGATAAGATGGCGCAGATGTACGACCGGCTGGGCTATCGAAAGTCATTCACCATTGTTAGGAAAAACCTATGAGCGTAGATCTCGGATTTATTGGTACATTGTCGCAGGCGAAAGCGCAGAAGGCCGCAACGCAGGCCCAGATGCGTGCGATCAAGGAACAGCGCAAATTTCTCTTCGAGAACCTCAACCCCGAAGCGATGCAGCCCGCGGTACTCGCGGCTGATATCGCACGAGCAAAAAACCAGCGAGCACTGCAGGAGCAAATGGATCCAGCTCTTGCCGCTGGCCGCGCTCTTTCCCAGCAGCAGATGCTGGACGAGCTGCAGAAGAATGGCGTGCTTTCCGGACAGGTGGCGGAGCAGGCTGCCAAGGAAGCTATGGCACCCGGGCAATCCGTCGAGGCCAAGAGCGCTTTGATCGATGCCGCTTTGGATCACCTCAAGCAGGGCGCTACGCTTCCTCCCGACGTACAAGCGGAGCTGGTACAGGCCGGTCTGGAAAAGTCCGGCATGGTTACCGGCCGGTCCAGCGCTCAGGGCATCGGCGGTACGATGCTGCGTACGATCCTCGGTCAAGCTGGGCTCAATCTGCAGATGCAGCGCCAGCAGCAGGCCGAAAACCTTTTGGCCTCCGCTTCGAACCTCGAGGCACAACGCCAGAACGTACTCAATACGCTTTTCCCCAATCTTTCCTCGCTGCAGTCCCAGAACCTCGCGCGTGATGCGGGAGTTTTCAATCTCTCACAGTCTGCGATGCCGAATGCTGGCATGTCCGGTACGGACGTAGCCAACATCTGGCTTGCCCGTGTCGGCGCAGCGAATTCTCTCACTCAGCAGCAGGGGAATGTGGCTTCGAACGCCGCCCTCGCTCAGGGAAATATTTTCTCCAATGCGATGGGAAGCGCCGGGGTTAATTTGAATCAGGCAATTGATCTTGGCAAAAAGATCTTCAGCTCGACCCCCGCGACTACTCCTGCGGCTACTTCTGCCGCGGTTGACGCTTCGGTAGCGGCAGGACCGGTTGACGCACCTGTGTACTAACCATGGCCCACGATCACATAGACTACGCGGGGCGTCCCCAGAAACCGGGGAAGCGTCTCCATTTGGATGCCGCCGGTAAAGAGGTGTTGCCAAAAGTGGCGACTCCGCCGGTCAAGGGATCTCTTTTGAAATGGGGATACAAACCCAGTTCTTTGCAGGCAGCGACACTCGCGAAGGCGAAAGCGGCGCAGCTAGCCGCTGAACAAAAAGCTTTGGCGGCGAAGGGCAAGGTCCCTCTAGCTCCGGCACGATACCCGGGCCAGCCAACGACTGCCGCGAACCTCGAGATCTTGAAGAACCGGATCATGGGCCAGCAGAATCCTTTGGTTGCGAATCCGTTGGTTCAACCGGCGCTCCCGGGAGTATTGGGAGCCCCAGTAGCAGGCGCAGCACAGCCGACCGCCGCGGATCTGATCGAGCAGCAGAGGTTGCAATCGTTGCAGCCGGGTACCGACCTTTTCACTACTCGCTTCCCGCAGAAGGCAGCGAGAATGCGTTTAAACGCTCAGCAGCAACAGACGAGCGACGCCGTTTTGAACATGTTTAATAACCGCGCGCAAACCGGTGCGAAATCCGCGCCGCTGCAATCTGGTTGGTTTGGATTTTAATATGAGCAACGTAGGATTTATATGGTCGGCTTCCTCCCTGCAGGCACCGGTGCACGCGCAGCTCGCGCGGATGAACAATGCCGTTCGTTTGACTGGGAGCCGGATGCAGAATCAGGTGCTCGCGGGTCAAGCTCCTGCGCCCATTCGGCCGGTAACACAGATGCGCTCTCCACTGGAAAGGTCGATCTTAAATATGGGGACTCAGTCGCCAGTGGTACAACCGGCAGTGAAGGCAGACGGAGCCGGAACGATTTTGAATCAGCCGACGCCTAAACCGACGCCGGGTACGAACGTAACGCAGACCCCGGTGAAAGTGGTGCAGCCGGGAATCGACACGAATTTGGCGACGCAGATCCCGGGGACTCCCGATGAAGGGATTCCTAAGATCGCTTCCGTCTCTGGATGGATGGCACCGGGTGCAACACTCAACATTCGATAATTATGGCAGGACTTGGTCAAGATCAACAGGGCATCAGCGTCCCCCAAGGGCCGCTCGTCACTCCGGCAATGCCGGTGGGACAGGATGCAGTCAATTCCATGATCGACGCTTTTCGCAAGGGACAGATCACCTCGCAAGAAATCGTCGACCGTTTTGGAATGCGCGCCCGCGCAGAGACGCAGCTAGGCACCGCGCAAGCGGAAGCCGCGCTCCCGTTGGTAGAACCCACTGCGCAATTGCAGCAGGCCAAGACCGCCGCTGAGCTTGCACAAACGAACTGGGGACAGACCAGTCTGAAGACCGCGCAGGAAACGATGGGTTGGTTTGGTGATGACATCAACAACTACATCGATCCCACGACGGGCCGTACGGATTTTCAAAAGCTCGCAAAGGTCGGAGCTCAACGCGTCGCTACTCTGGGGCAGGTGGACAAGTGGGCGAACATGCTCAAGCCAGTTTCCAGCCGCGTCGTCAAACTCGGTGACGGCAGCGAAGTCGTGCAGTATCTGAATTCTCTGAACCAAGACGTGACTCCTCCTGCGGATGGGTACGATGGTTCTGAGCAGTACTGGCATTACGTTACCCAGCTCGAAGCTTTCATGCCCAAGTCGCACCCTCTCGCGGGAGTCTATCCCACGAAATACGATCCGTCGCTCCGTCCGTACGATCCCAAAGATAGCACGGCATCCGCGGCTGGGCATCCTACCGGTGCAGTAGTTCCTCGAGTCGAGGATCTCAAAAAGGATGTCGTTGCCGCGGCCGCACAGGCTCCCGCTGCGTTGCCCGTGGTTACTCCTGGGACGCTCCCGGCCCCGCCTCAGACTCCTCCGGTGATCAAACCGAAGCTGCAGGGCATCCCGATTAAGCAAAAAGAGCAAACCATTTTCACTGCGGACAAGATCCGTGAGAACCTCTTGAAAGAGCTCCCGTACCAGAGCTGGCAGAAGTCCGTCCCGTACGCCACGACCTTCGAGAAAAACGCGGATCGTGTTCGGAGACTGACTCCCGAGCAACAGGGCAAAGCGAACATGAATATGACCGATCTCGGCCTCGCGGAGTCGCTCATTAAATTGTACGATCCCGAAGGCGTGATCCGAGAATTCAAGTGGGAAAAATTCGAGACGCAGCAGCCTCGAATGGACCTTCTTAAAAACGCTTGGGATCTCGCGGTCAATCGCAGAGGTTCTTTCACTCCCGCTACCCGGCAGCTCTTGTTGGAAATGGGTGACGAAGTGATCCGCGGACGTGAGGAAGCTGCGCGCCCGGCGATCATGAAGGCCATGGAGCAGGCTAACACGAATCCCAACGTGAATCCCAAAACGGTTTTCACTTCGGATGACGAACGCGTCGCTGCAGATAAAGTTTTGCGGAAATCGACAGCGGCCCCGGCCGCTGGAGTGCCCGCCGGGAGGATTATCGGGACCATTCCCGGGCTCGGTAGAGGGTACCTAGGCGCAGATAATATGTGGCACCCAGTGGCAGGATAGACGACTGTGGTGTATGCCGCTTACACTAAGTCCGGAACAGGTTGCCAGTTTTACTCCTGACGCTCCCGCGCCCTCTGAAGCGCCGGGAGTCCCCGTAGCTCTCTCCCCAGAACAGATCGCTTCTTTCGTCCCTGACGAGAATCAGCAAGCACCCGCTTTTGATGTCCTCCGGGATTTTACCCCGGATCAGATCGTCGCACTCGCTGGTCAGGATCATTCTTTCGACGTGGTTGCCGCGTACGACGCCATTCCCCAAGCCCAACGCACTCCTGAGCTACTATCCAAGGTACAGGACGTGTACAATCAGATCCGGCAGCAGCCGTGGTACAAGAGCACCCCGGTAGTCAGTGGAATCGTCGAGGGAGATCTCGGAAAGACCCTCGAAGGAGCAAAGCAAGTAGCTGGTACGATTGGAAGCACGGCAGCCGGTGCGGGCAAGTGGATCGGTAATGTCGCAGGCGTCGCCGTAGGGCATGCGGCCGGTCTAGTGGCACCCCTTTTCGGTGTCGATGAAGCCACGCGTGCACAGAACGAACTTGAAACCCAGCGCCGGGCCGCGGAAGCAATCGCAGCCACCGAAGCAGGGGTGGGGGGTCTCATTCACCAAGCTGGACAGGTCGTCGGTTCCCTTGCACGAGGAGCTCACCTCACGAAGCAGCTCGCGGACTACACTCCAGAAGATAAGCAGGCCGATTTTCTTGATGCGCTTTCCCGGCACCAGATCCAGAAGGAGACGATGTCCGGCCATGGGCCGATACTGTCGAACGTCCCTATCGCCGCTGAGAATGTCCGCAATCTGGAAACCGCCGGTATGCCGGTGCGCCCTGAAGAGGTTGGCGCTATGGCTGGCGGAGAACCAGTGTCCTTCCTGCTTTTCGGAGCCGGGATGAACGCCACGGGAGCCGGTGCGAAAGCACTCACACGTGGCGCGATTGATCTCGCTGGGCAAACCGAAAATGTCGCCGCGCTAGCCGCAAAAATTAAGAGCCCGGCGGACGTCGCTCAAAAGGTAGCTGGCAGGGTAATCCAAGGCACGGGTAAAACCGCAGAGCTGGGTATTAAAGCTGGTGAGAAAACTGCTCCTCTCGTTGGCGCGGTATCTGGCGCGGCCGTTGCGCACGCCGTACCGGGAGTCGGAGAGATTCCTATTGTCTCCAATTTTTTGGGTGCCGCCACTGGGTACAAACTTGGCAAGAGTATCGCGACGGACCTTCACAAGATTGGCCAGAAAGTCAAAACCGGTTTTACACAAGCCGGAGAGAACCTCGTAAAGAACCAGATCACGGGTTCGTATGAGCAACTCGTAAAAGATGTCGCCCGCTCCACTCCCGGGGCTCTCGGGAAGGTCGCGCACGGCGCAGCTCTTGATATCGGCCTCGCAGCCGCCTCTGACACGCCTCAGGAAAGACAGGGGCTGGGTATGGGCGTCGCTTTTGGCCTCGCAGGCGGCGCTGGTAAGACTTTTCGTGACGTCGTTAGCGGTCAGATTATCGCACCGCGTTGGTTCGCTGGTAACTCTCAGCCCCGGGTGGCGAGCCCCGCTTCGGATCCCGCTTTTGTCGCGATGAATAAGGCGGCTTTCCCGAACCTCACTGACGGACGGAAAGTTCGCATCAATTCCGTGCAGGATTTCTCCACTGGGGTCGACAACAAGATCGACGTCTTCGCCGCAGCAGATGCACCGAGCGCCGAAGCTGCGTTGCTCAAAGCCGGGGTTGCTCCTAACGCTGCCAGAAAAATGGCGCAGCAAAACGGAATGGCTTTCGACCACAAAGGTCGCAAGGTTATAATCCTGATCGACAAACCGGCGACTGGCTCAGTCAGTGGCATCGATGCGGCTCCGCATGAGGCACGGCACGCGATGGAGAACGTCCTTGGCGAAGATGCCATGCGAGAGCTCGACCAAGAGATCATCGCGAATCACAATATGGACGAGATCGGCAGCAACTACGCTGATCGACTCGGTGGAGTTGTGCCGGGCGAGAGCTGGCATCAGACCATTTTGGAAGACACGGGCTGGGGACGTCAGGATGCCGCCGAGAAACTTTTTCAGGATGCTCTCACGCAATACCACGACGAAGCTCGTCGTGCTGGCAATCCTCCGCCTTCTGACACTGAAATCCGACAGGTTGTCAACCACGGCATTGAACAACAGGGCGTGCAATTCAACTGGAGAGAGATTCTCACTCCTGAAGAGCAGAAAGCGTCCGCTGAACGGTACATCGCTCGAGAGATCGCCGCTGAGAATTTCGACGCGTGGTTTAAACGCACTGGCAACACCCTGAAGCCGGGTAATCAGGTCCCTGAAGTGCTTGCTCGTACCGTTGGGCACCTGATGGAATTCGTCGGAAAAAATCCTATCGAAGGGCGCGTTTCAGAAGGTCTGAAAATTCCTCTCAATCTCGATCTCGCGAAAAAGGTCGGAGCGCAGGGTCGTGAGCTCGCCCCGGAGAAACCGGTCGTGCAGCCTGCTCAACCGGCGCGTACCGGCGGCGCTGCAAGCCTTCCCCGCACTCAGCAGGAAGTAGAACAGTCCGCACAGAGCGCCGCCACGCTCGCACAGGAGGCCCCTGACGTAGCTTTGCCCGGCGCATCGAAGACCCAGCGTGAAATTCTCGGCATCACCGCGGAAGCGATTGCAGGACGCTCCGGGATGAAGTTAAACTACCTTTCCGCTCCAGACGAACCGGCCGCGGCGATCTCTTCCAAAAGGAAGACCCGCCGGGAAATGATCGAGCTTTACCGGCGCATGCCGGAGGACGCGCGCAAGCTCTGGGAGAAGACCTTTTTTCCGGAGTCCGTCGGACGTACTAAAGATGGCAAATACCAAGTACAAGGGTGGGCTCCGGAAGTTTTCGCCGCCAATGCACAGAAGCTGGCGGAAGTACTGGCGAAGAACCCGGACATGGCGAAGCTTTCTCCGTACGAAATCGATCCCGCTACCGGCTCTTTCACTAAGGACGCTTGGCTGTCTCTCTATGAAGACACTCAGCGGTTCGTCCAGAACCAGATGTCCGGTACGACGGGCTCCGGTGCGCCGTTGGTAGTCCCTAGCGAGACGCAGGGTCGTGGATTTTTCAAACCGCCGGTGCGCGCTGATGCAGTTCTCGCTCTCGATCAGAATCGAGCGGACTTCGTCAACATGCTCTTCAATTTCAAACTTCCCGCGACGAATAAGCTCGGTCACGGAAAGTTCCCGTTGAACATCGCAGGACAGGACATCAGCGCGGCGACTATGCCGGGCCGGTTGGTGCAGCCGATTGAGCCTCGCGGCACCTTTACCGGTGAACGCGCGCAGGAGCTCGGTATCGAAGGACGACCGATCTTGGAAGTCAATCCGCTACGCAATCAGATGGAAGCTGCTGCGAAAGCCGCGGGTGCGACGATGCCCTCTTTCATCGAGGTAATCCAGAAGCTGAACCTCGAACGCATTTTGGAAGCGGACCACGCCCCCGAGGTGCCGCAGTTCCGTGGAAATACTCTCACGCTCTCCGCCGGGTTCATGCCCGGGGAAAAGTATACCGCTCTCACGAAAGAACAGCGGAAGAGCGTAGTCGAGCGGATGAAGAACGGGACATTGCCGGTGTCTGCTTTCGTAGACGCTCTTCCCGGTCTGAACAATGCGGACATGAGCTCTCTTACCGAGACCTTGCCCACTCACCTTTTGCAGCAGGTAGCAAAACAGATAGGAGCAGACCCGTCAGGCTCCCGGCTGGATGTTATGAGCGCAGTGCGCCGGGCAACCAATAGCCTCAAAGAGGGCAATGTCAGTTTCATGCCCGGCGAAGGCAAGCGCGAAATCGCAGTAACTGGACCGGACGGCAAAAAGTACCGCGCCACTTTCGATGGCTATCAGGACTTCACTGCAATCGGCAAAGGCAAGTTTGCGCAGATCACGGCGCTCGAGGATATCCCGGGAGTGGCACCGGCGAAGGGCACCACGTACTCGAACACTCTCGAGAAAAAAGGATTCAAAATTCCAGAATTGGAGAGTAGGACCGTTCCGGTTTATAGCGGCTCCGAAGGCGTCGGCAGTTCTTGGTTTACTTTAAACCCGGGACGAGCCCGGACCTTCGGCGGCAAAACGATGAAAGTCGAGCTGCCGCAGGATGTTTTCGACATGCTGCAAGACCAATCCCGTAAAGCGGGCCGCCCCCTGACTGATCTGGTGCTACCCGACGAATGGGTGCGCAAAGCTGAGCCGGTAGAACTTGGGGACGGGAAAGTTTTTGACTTGGGTACCGAAGATCTGGGTACCCAGCCGAAGGTTCAGTTCATGCACTCCCCCGAAGGCATCAAAAAGATGAACGACGAGGAAGTGGCCCGGCAACGTCGCGGCGCGGAGGGTGAGACGACCCGCATCAGCAGCTATGCCGGAGACGACAAAGATGGGATGATTCTGCACAGCGCCAAGCACCGCAATACCATTTTCGTGAGCCCCGGTCCGGAAGCAAAGGAGCTCCTCAGAAAGATCGAATCGGCGAAGAGCGATGAAGCGAAGAACCGGATCATCGAGAACCACTATACCAATGCGCAATTCTCTCCGGCCGAATCCGCCGGTGTGACAAAGCCGAAAGAAATTCGCGAGGCCAAAAAGCTTTGGAAAGAGAAGGGCACGGACTCTCCGTACTTCAAAAAATGGTTTGGCGACAGTAAGGTCGTTGACGAAGAGGGTCAACCGATTGAAGTGTATCACGGCACTACGCACAAGTTTGACGAATTCTTAAAAGAGAAAGCGAATGTCGAAAATGCGGTCGGTGCCGGTCATTATTTTTCGACTGACGTTTCCGACGCCCGTCGGAACTACGCCGGAGTTGGACCCGATTTAGAGATTCGAATTGGTCGCAGAGCGGATGAGCTCGAGCAACAGCTCCCGACTACCGAAAAAACGGAGCTTGGGTTCGAATTAAATCTAGACCCCGACGCGATCCTCGACGAAGCTGTCAAACAGGCGAGAGCCGAGCTCGTGGGGAAGTCTCCTCGAGTGATATCGGCCTTTCTGAAGCTCGAGAATCCCGTCGTGATGGATAAGAAGGGTGGTACTCGTTTCGAACTCAAGTACGACGAAGATGGAAACGAGTCGGGATTGGTCATAAAGCTTCATGATGCGCTTTTGGCAGAGGCCGAGAAACTCGACGTAGACGGCCAAAGGGTCTGGGAAGACGTTATCGAAAAGTTCGACGGAGAATCAATTACGGCCGAGGACGCTATTCACGCTATTGGGAACAGCGAGGCGATCCTCGACGTATATGATGGACACCTGATGGGTAGCGAACTGGCTCGCCGGACGATGGAAGCCATGGGATTCGACGGTATAAAAATGACGAACGTCGAAAAGCGTTTTCGCGGGATGGCTCTCGCGCCGAACACCGACCATTACATAGCATTCAGAGGTGACCAAGTTAAAGCTGTGGAGAACCGGGGCACGTTCAGCGCCGGGGACTCCCGGATCCAATTCATGGCTGGCGGCAAAGAGCGCAAATCAAAACCCGATTACAAACTGAAAGAAGGGCGCGGCACCTTTTCGAAGGCGTGGCTCTTCCCTGACGGCAAGATGGCGCAGCTCGGGGACCAATGGCACCACGACTACTTGAACGAGAACGCCGACGTCATCAGCAAGTATGGCTTGAAGGTTAAGAGCAAGGGCGAAGACAATCGCCTCGAGGCCCTCCAAAAAGGTTTTGCCCGGATCAACTACTCCAAGAACAACGGCACGTTGACCGTCGAGGCGCGCCAGCGGGATTGGGAGAATCTCGCGCCACACATCAAAGAGTTTGTGAAAACAAACCTCGGCAAGATCGACAACATGGATGTGCATCTGCTTGACGACAAAGCTAAACGCACGGTGGAGTCTGAAGGCGTACAGCTCTTCACGTACGACGAGCACGAGAAACTGGACAATCTCCCGCTCATTTCCGCTCCGAAGGAGACCACTGAAATGAGCGCGCAGGCTACGTCCGGGGCTCTGACCCGGGACCGTGCACAGTTTTCTCCGGGAGAATTCGACAAGCGGGAAGACAAGTTCTATTTGGATCGCTCCGGCAACTGGAAGACCGTCGCGGAAGATCACGAAACGACCGCCCGCGAGCTCCTTGGGAAAGAGGCCCAGCCGGAGAGTGCCCGGGAGACTAATCCGAATCAGCGAGTTTTGGAAACCAGCAAAGGCTGGGCTCGAGTGATCCGTGAGGATGACCACTTGTACGTCTCCAAAGGGGATCTAACTCCCGCTCAGGAAAAGGCGATCTCTGACGTTGCCGAAACAAACGGCTATGGAGTGATCTCGGACGTTGGCGGAAAGCGGCGAGTAACTCGGGAACCAAGCGTTCAGTTCACGCCCGGCTACAAGTCCAAAGAATTCGATGCGGAGCTCGAGAAGGTCCGCACCGGCGCAAACTTTGGGCAAACGTTCAACAAGGACGGCACCGTCTGGACCGTCAGCAAGAAGTCTCCTACGGACGTCGTGACACTCGCCAGCGTCAACCTCCCGAAGGAGGAGCTCACACGCGAGAACGTGATCAAAGCCCTTGGCGACTACGGCAGAATTCTGGACGAGAAGGGCACCGCACTCGGAGTTTTCGCTATGCCCGATGGCAACCGCGTTAGCGTGGACGTCAATGCGTTACCCTCTCAGAAGCATCGTGAAAATTCCGTCGACTTCGCGGAGCGAAACAATCAAGTTTCGATCTGGGATCCTGTGCTGGGCGAGGAAGTAAAAACTGGCGGCACCGGCGAGACCGCGATCACTGACTATCGCGACGCACACGACGCACTCAAGCCTCTTTTGAAGGGCGAACCTCCTCTCATACCGGACGCCGCTACCGAGGAAAAGGCTGCCGAGTACTTCAAGACTGGCAAGCCGCTACCGTCCACAATCACCAAGCAACTCACGCGCGCCCAGAAGGCCCGTGTGTATCCTGAATCCGTGGAACCGAAGACGGCAGATGCCGTGATACGCTCCGACATCAAAAATTCTCCTCTCGCGAAAAAGGCCGGGTCCGAGGAAGCCGCGATCAAAGCGTTTTCGGATAAGCTCGTGGAATTTGCAAAGCAATACTTCGACTCAGATGCGTTTAAGGAGGGTCTCAAATGGTACTCCGACTTCGTGCCGAAGCTGAATGCGGAATTCGGTGAGCACGCTCAGATATTTGCTGAGCTACTCGCGGCGACGAGTCCTCGGAATAAACCTCTGGAGAATTTCCAGCTCGCGATGGAGGCCCTCGAAGGCTTCAAGGCCGGTCAGTTCGACGAGAAGATCCAGAAATTTCTGGAAGGCTCCCGGATGCTCGAGGATGGTAGCTGGAAAACTTGGTACGACGAACAGCTCGCCGCGAAGAAAGTGAAAGGCAAGCGCGCAGCCACTGAGCCCGCCTTTATGGCGCAGTGGATCAAGGAGCACGATCTCCAGCCCCGCAAGAGCAATGACAAACTTTACGGGATGCACTCGACACACGTGTTGAAAGTTTTGGCGCGCGCTTGGCTCCAGAACGTCGAAGGCCCGAAGGTCTCGAACTTCATCCAGAACCTCGTGGGAACCGGACACGGCGCGACGATTGACGTCTGGGCTCAGCGCACCATGCGCCGGTTGGGATACGAGGGTTTTCAGGACCGCTGGCGGATTCTGCCGGGCAACGAAGCCGCCGTGACTGACCCAGACTTTTTCTTTTCACAGAAAGCTTTTGCGGACGCCGCTGAGCAGCTGGGCGTGCTCCCGGACGCACTCCAAGGTGGTCTCTGGTTTGCCGAGAAGAAGCTTTGGGCCGACCGTAACTGGAGCCGGTTGGATCTCGGATCCTACTTGACTGAGCTCAAAAAAGCTGGTATGATTCGAGAAGGCATCGCAGAACGCCTTGCCGACAAAATAACGAAGAGACCCGAAAAATGAAAGATAGCGAAAAAGTTGAATTGACTCGTCTTGCCCGGCTGGCGAGCGATGACGTCCACAGGGATTCCTTTTGGGATGAAGTGGACAAGATCCTCGAGGAAGATGAAAAGCCGCTTGTTCGGCCTCGCGAAGAACGCGATTAGCCACGACTGTGTTGAGTATGCCTGAACCACTTGTTACACCTTTGCCGGAAGCAGCCCCAATGGCTCCCCCGGTCGACCCTATGGCCGAACAGCCCGCTCCGATACCTGAAGAGGCCCTCCCGGCCGAAGAGGGTGCCGCGCCTCCCCCGGAGCTTCTCAAGATACCTGCTTTTCAGGCTCTCTTCGCTGGGAGCCCTCCTGCGGTGTCCTATGACCTCTCCAACAAGTCGGACCGCGAGGAGCGCAAAGTGGCAGAAGATAACGCCGGATACCTCTCAGAGGCCGGTTTCCGGACGTACAAGACCCTCTCTGGCGAACGTGGCGTGCTCTATAACGCGCTCCACATCCACCCGGAGGATCTCGCTGCGGCCGACAAGGCTGGGAAACTGAATCTCATAGCTCCTGACTTCGATGCCGTGAACCACGCGGTGGCGAAATCCGGACCGGCGCACCCCATACTTCATGCTGGCGATGCCCCCCTGACCCCAGCGAGGGCCAGAAGTGCCGCTATAGCGCCTCAGTCTGCAACGCAACAGGCCCTTGCTGACAGGATTAGCGGTGCACCAACGCCGTTGGGGCGTGGAGCGCCAAACGTCGCGCCAATGAGCTCCAGCGCGCAACGCCGAGTCGCCGGTGCGAGAGTTTCGAATATGGCTCCGACCGCGCCGACCGCCGGGACCGCCCCGGGGCAAGGTGCGATCTTAAACGCGATCACCAAACCAATTGTGTAAAGCTTTCCGACGGTCCTTCGCTACCAAAGGAAAAACCCGGCCAAGTGGCCGGGTTCTTTATTTAGAAAAAGGTGCGAGGCGGGTCACCCCGGACTGAGCCGGGGACACCGGGCTAATGACCCTTGCCACAACAAGCGGCTGCGTGGGCCGTAAACGGATGATAAACATCCCACGCGGGCACCGGCGGGTCTCTCCTGTAGACCCGCCTCGCATTTTAAGATCTCGCCGGGAGGAAACCCCACCGGGCTCCTGAAAGAATGTTGGTGATGTGATCGTAGTGGACCCGGTAATGCGCAGCTATCTCCGCCTTCGAAACACCGATCTTATAGAGCTCCCGGATGTCGTGCACGTCAGTTACCGAGAGCTTCGTGATATTGCTCGTCTGGTTCAAAATAGACGCTTGGATGACCGAGGCTCTCGAGGCCCACTGGAGGTTCGTGACACGGTTATCCAACCAGTTCTCCGACTTGTGGGAGGCCCACCATCCCGGGTGAGGCACCGGTCCCACGAACGCCGTGAGAACTGTCGCAGCGATACCTACCGAATGGGGTACCCCACTCACAGTCAAATTTGTCATTCGCACCTCCCCCGAAGGCATCACAGCAAGTTTTCGAACCCGTCCGCGATAGAAGCAGGACCGGCCGTCTGAGGTTTCGACGATCCTGTTAATCGACCGTAGCCGACCCAAGTCGCTGATTTCGTAACCGTCCACCTCGGGTATCGGCTTCCAGTTTTCGGGTATCGGTAGCCGGGCGTCCGTGCTGGCCAGAAAGGCCAGCTCCGGACTGATTATCTTATCTAGCATCATATTCCCTCCTCATCTTCAGGGCGCTCGTCGGAGACGAACACCAGCGACTTTTTGGCGCGTGTGAGTGCCACGTAGAAAATGTTGGCCTCTTCGCCCTCAGCGCCGGGCTTGAAGGTCTTTGAGAGGAGGTGAACTTTATTCCACTCGAGACCCTTCGCTTTGTGGACCGAGCTCAGGACCACTGCAGGCTTTGCAAAGCCGTTGGAGTCCTGAAAGAGCTCCGAGATACGCGCTTCGATTTCAGACACGCCGGAGACGCCTTCCGCGACTGCCACGAGCACCGCGACTTGGTCGTCGATGACGCCGATGCGAGCTTCCGCATGCTCTGACTGTTTGATGCGGTTGCGTTGCTTCTGGCCCCAAGCGTTGAGCTTGAAAAGGAAGTTGGGAACCGTTTTCGCTTTGAGGCTGCGGACGATGCCGAGGAGCTGTTTGCCAATCTCGCGGCCTTCGATGCGGGCAGGGACTCCGGCGCGGAGGAGTGCGAGGCAGATGGGCATCAGCGGGGCATTGGCCCGGCTCAGGATGGCGTCACCGACCTGCACGGACTTCGGAAGGGCGTTAGAACCCATGTAGCTGATTTCGCCTTCAGGAGCGGCATCCGCGGCGCGATAATCGGGCACGAGCTGAGCGGCGAGAGCAACCACTTTTTTCGGGCAACGGTAGGTGATGGTGAGGCTCAGCTCGACGGCGTTCAGCTCTTTCACCATGAGATTCATCCCGTCCTGCGCCGCACCGCGAAAACCGTAAATCGCTTGGCGGTCGTCGCCCACTACGATAACCCGTCCGCCTTCGTGGCAGGCTTTGCGGGCCATAATGAGCTGGGGAAGGTTCATGTCCTGCGCCTCGTCGATAACCACGAGCTCATACCACGCGTGCACCCAAGACATAGCGACCGGGAGCCAAACCATGTCGTTGAAAGAAATGCGGCCAGCCGGGTCCTGCACCTTGGACAGCTCGAGAACTTCCAGCGCGCATGCGGCGAGCTTGGAAACTACCCAGCCGAGATCTTCGAAATCCTGACAGTCAATCCCGCGGTCCTCGCAGAGCTCAATCAAGTCTGCGGCGGAGGGAGAGACGAAAATGTTCTTGGCGAAACCCACAAGGCGGGCAACCGCAGCGACTGCGGCGTCCGGGGCCTGCTGGCCGCAAGCTTTAACGATGCGCTCCTTTTCGACAGAGTCGTCAGGCTTCGCGTAGGGCCACATCTGGCGAATGAACATGTAACCGAGGCCGTGGAGGGTCTTGATGTCGACACGGGGGTCGCGAATCGCGGATTCGGCTTCGACCTGATTTTTCTTGTTGAACACCGCGTAAAGCATCGACTCTTCCGGGGCGTGCGCGAATGCCGCTTTGATCGTGGTGGTTTTGCCCGTTCCGGCGCGGGCACGAACCACTGCGTTGCGTTGGACGCCTTTGAAATGGGCGAAAATGGCGTTCTGCTCGTCGGACCAAACGCGCTCGGATTTGGCAGGAGCTTCCCAGTCGCACTTGAGGCATTTGTTGCTGTCCACAAATTTGTGGTCACAGGGAGCGGCAACCGGGGCGACGTGGGCACCGGCGGGATACTTCGGCTCGGGAACTACTGGCGCGGAGGCGTCCTGCCAACGGCAAACTTCCCATTGTCCACTGCCGTCCTTGCGGCAGGAGATCCCGGCGTCCTGCAATTCTCGCTTGCTGCTGTTCCAGAGACGCCAGAATGAGGAATTGGGAGAGGCTACTGAGAGGTTCCGGGTACCCCGGACCGTATTCACGAGCACCGGCTGCGACCAAGCTACTAACGAATCGATATTGTTTATCATGCCCCCAGTATGGGGCCTAGCCGGTCAAAGTGCAAGAACTATTTTCAGGAAAATTGAGGTGGGCGAATTCCCCAAAATGCTCCTTTGCGGCGGCATCATACACCTGAGCAGCTTCATATTCCGTGCCAAATGTCCCCAGATTATGCAGTTTATAGTCGACGCGTATCTGTGCCCGGTATTGACCGTTAGGCTCACCAGTTCTTCGGTTTTTGCGTTCAAATACCCCTTTAAATCGGCTCGTGGTTTTTGATAACCATCTCCGTTTGTTGGCCCCGTTTTGGCGAACCGAGCATGCTCGAAGATTGGCGCGTTGATTATTTAACCCGTCGTGATCTCGGTGGTCGACTTGGGGCGACGGTATGAGTATCTGGTGCATCTGCTCGAGCCTCCGGCTCCCGTCAGAAGTCCGGACGTCTCGTACGGCATACCAAACCCGTTTGTTTAGCATGGCGTACCATTTCCACTGATTGAGGAACTCGAAATCAGCGTCGTCAACTAATGCGACTTTTCCTTGAGTTAGCGGAATCTCTTTCATGCCGCAGCAAAATTACCCGGAATGGCGTAGGGGGGTTCCTCGAATTTCTCAGCAAACTTCAAAGACAGGGTATACTCGGCAGTCCGGCCGTATTTCGGGTGCACGAAGAGCAGACGTTGCGTAGGATCTATGGGGTTGAAATTACCGGCCAGCGCATACCCGTCTAGACCCGGGAATCCGCCGTTCACAATTACTTCTCCCAGCGCGTGCGGGAGTTGAATCGACCTGTGGAGGTGTCCGCAGACGTATAGATGCGGTGCTTGCTGCCCGTGCTTAGCGAATAATTGTGTCGTCGCCGAGATCTCTCGGGCGATTGCGTGATTCGGGATACCTAAAGATTTATCGCCTCCCCGGAGATGGTCACCGTGGCTGGCGCGGATAACATGCCCCTGAATTGTGAACACCGAAAAGGGCTGCTTGTTCAGGTCCCACTCGATGTTTTTGATGTCGCTCGTGAGCGCCTCCGTGAGGGCGTAGAGGAACATATCGAGATTGGAGAATCGATTCCCCGCCGGCATTTTGTGCTGATTCATCCACCGGGTGTGGTTTCCCACGACGGTCTTAATTTTCAGGACCGGAACATGGGGTGCGAGATTTCGGAAGAACTGAGCGATAGCATGCCCGGCGGAGTAATACTGTTCGAAGAGGGTGACCTGCTGGTCTGCTTCTGCTCCGTGGTTAAGCGCTCCATGGAGCATATCTCCAAGCATTGCGATGACGAGCTCGTCGATCTTCGTAGTCGTATGGTTCTCAAGTATGGAAATGACCGACTCTTCGAGGTATTTGAGCCGAGAAAGGAACACCGAAAAATTATATTCCCCGAAGCCAAGAGTCTGGTCAGGCGAAATGGTTTGCCCCACGTGGGTGTCGGAAAACAGTAGCAGGGCACTCTGCGAAGTTCCCGACGTGGTGCGGTTTTTGATAACCGCCGGTGCGGAGGAATAGCTGGTGGGAGCGAGGCTCCGGATATCAGTAACGAGAGAGTCAATGACAGTGCTCTCATGGAGGATTTTTTCATACTTGCCTTTGAGTTGTTTGTAACGGGTCTGCCAGTGCATCGCAGCGGCGCGTTCTTGGTCCGCCGTGTAGTCGGGCTCGTGTTCCAACGGTTTGGGAGTCGCCGGTGCGGCGCTTGGAAGGCCCAGCACCCTGCCAGTGACTGACCGGTAAGATCGTCCGAGAGCCTCAGCTATTTCCTGATTGGTTTTTCCTTCGCTTCGGAGCTTTAGGAGTCTGTTTGTTTCTTCGGGCGACCACGGGTTTTTGTTCTTCATGTTTTGTATCTGTGTTTTGTTTTTGGATTATGGGGAAAGATTCCGGTGCGTGCCCAGCCTCGAGGGCCGCTTCACGTTTCGCGAGGTGCTCCGCCAAGACCGCCGGGAGTCCCCGGTTAAAGATCTGGTCGAATTGCGAGAGCGCTTCTGCAGCGGTCTCTCCGACTCCAATGAGCGCGTTGTCGAGATCATCGACGTTGCCGATGATCGCCAAAAAGCGCCCATCCTTTAGGCGCATCAGACTTGGCTTGAAACGAAAATGGGGGGTGTTCAGTTCCTCAGCGAACTTGGCCTGCTCATCGAGGTATTTCAGATTGAGAGTGTGCGCGTCCTCGAATCGTTTTGCGAGGTGGCGCTGGGTGTCCAGATTCCACCGGCTTCGGTCCTCGAGGATCGAGTCGAAAGTCTCTAGCACTTTGATGAAGGTATTTTCCGCGGCGATCTCGGCTTCCTTGGGAAAGTCCGGCCGAACCTCTCCATTCCCGGGGCGTATCAGCGCGTGCAACGCAAAGGCTCCGACGGAGAGCAGATTATTCAGTTGGTTCGTCGTCGTTGCCTCTGCATTGGGGAAGATCAGTTGGGACGTTGGTTGCTTTGCTGGTCTCTGCGGTTCGCTCATAAGGTTTAAATATTCTAGCCATGTGGAACTCGGCCCACTTGTAGAGCCATATTGCATCAATCGCGTTGTCGTCTGAAGTACTAATATCGATTTCTGAATGTTTTTTCTTCAGCGCCTTTTTCATCGACTCCTTGGTTGCGCCGTGATGCGCAGCAAAAACTTTCAAGGTGGCGACGGGGACGCATTCGAAAATCATCGGCTGCTTGCTGTCGTGAACGCTACGTGCCCCCAATTGCAGGACGGTGCGCAGTGAAGACCAGAGCTGCACTTGATATGTATAGGTAGAAAACTCGACGTCCTCCCAGACGACAATGTTAGGTTGCTCCCGTAGGACAAGCTCGCGGACCCATTTCCAGAGTCGTCGGATCCGGAGATCTTCCCGTCGGTTGTCCCTGAATGCCCGGGACTCTGCGATTTCTTTGGGTTTTGCGAGGGTAACTGTTCCATAGGTCGGAGTCTTTCCGGGTTCACCGAGGCACCAACCCATGTTGGTACCAAGATCTATCGCAAGTATTTTCACTAAATACTATCGCGCCCCGGGACCAAAACGGCACGTAATTTTTCGATGGCCCGGTTATAGCAAAGTCCGACCCACGCGCGAGAGCAACCGAATTCTTCGGCGGTCTCCCGGAAGGAGTAGCCAGTAGCGCGGATGAAAAGCACAATGGCTTTTTCGAAGTGGTTTAAACACTTCATTGCCCGCGTCACCTGTTCGAAATCTTCCTTCTGATAGATCGTCGAGAAGTCTGCGTCGCTCCGGCCCTCGAGCTCGCTCGTGGTCTCCGGATCCTCGAGATCCGGATGGCTCTTCCGCGGCCGGGAAGTGGATACGGCCTCCTCCCAAGACGCCGCAGGCTTTTCGGCGTGCTTCACTACCTCGTTGCCCCGGAAGTGTTCGATCAGGACTCCTCGGAGGGCCTTTTTCGAGAAGTAGAAAAAGCGCTTGCCCTTGCTGGGATTGTAGGAGCGCGCAGATCTCTCGAGCGCTTTGTACGCGATGCTGATGAGCTCTCCGTCATCCAGACGCCCCTTGCTCATTTTGCGCAGGAGCAGCACGGACTCTCGGAGGGAGCGCACGACTAAAAACTCGATGCCCTCCGCGCGCTCCGCCGGTTTCCCGAACCGGACCTTGCGCGAGGCGATGTCGGTCTCTTTTTGTGTCAAACCGCGGGAATCTAATTGGTCAAAGATGGTGCTCATGCGGTGGGTTTTTTAAAGGTCCAGAGGCGGATGCCGGTGCTGGGATCTGAGGAGGTTGTTAGGCCGAGGAAATTTTCCTTCGACAGTGTTTCGAGATTGGAATTGATTTTTTCGGGTTTGTAAGAGCGGAGCGCGAGCTGGTTTCTGATATCGTTTTCCAAAAGGTGCATGACCCGGTTGGAGGATCCTGTCCAAGTCGTATCCTCCGGATTTTGCCGGAAGTGCTCTATCAGGGTCTCCAGCAAAATCTCTTTGAACGGCGCAGCAGAACCGGCTTGCTTAGAGGTTTCTGCCATGGAGGGATCGTGGTAGGCTGCGAAACCGAAGCGGCCGTCGCCGCGGGAAATATGGTCCGGCACTTCCCACGCCTCGAGCCATGCCAGAAAATACGGGAGCTCTCTTTCGATGATGCGTTGGATCTCCTCGCGGTCCATGGGGAACGTGAAGTTGTCTTTTTCGGGACCGAAGTCTGCGCAACGGAACAGCGAAAACTTTTGGTGCATTCCATCGTCCAGACTGGGAATCAACTTGAGGCTAATCACGTCGGGATTAATCGTAGCAATCAGCCGACCGCCACGCTGAACCATGCTGGGGACTTCGTATTTCTTGCTATACATGAAGAAGTCATTCGCCACGAGTTTCTTCATCGTTGCGTGAGCTCCTCCGGCGGCGTGCTGACTTGCGCTAGGGGCATCGTCGTCCAGCGCCCAGTGCGGAATCTCGAAAAGCTCTGAGTTGAAATTGCTGCCGTTAAGCACGAAAGAGGAAGGATCGCAGAACCCGCCGACGGACCGGCCGATGATCTCACGACTGAGCAGTGACTTTCCGCAACCGGCCTGACCTTGGATAATCAGAATCTGTCCGGGACGGCATAGCTTTTTTCGCATGCCCTGATAGTAGTACTTATACCACGCCAACAGATACTCTTTCTGCAGCTTTGGGTATAAAAGTGTGTCGATCATTCTGGAGATCCACGGGAACATTCCCAGATCTCCCCAGTGGTGCACTCCCGTCGCGGGCTCCACCACGCGCCCGGTGTAAGTGTTCAAGCAGCGCTTTCCCTGAGAATAAATAATGCCGGTAGGAAGCGGAACGTGCGGAGCTGCCCCGGCGACCCTCTGGTGATTGTAGATGTGCTGGATGGTCTGGGCGATAGGTGATGTGCCGGAGGAGTCCGCTTTCTCGGAGAGGCCGCAGTCTACCCGGAGATAGTTCACGAAAATTTCCTTCGTCATCGACACATACTCCCCATCGATTTTGCGGTGGAATTTCAGGTTGTCCCACCAGATGTCGTGAGAGGCCCGGGCGATGGCGGTGTCGCGATATTGTTTAACGAAGTCTTGTCCGAGAAGGTCACCCCAAGTAAAGAACGCCTTCTCTGCGTGTGCTGCGAACGTGAAGATACCCTCAGTCTTTACGATTGCAGAGCCAGCGGACTCCGAGCCGGGCACCCAGAAGCTGGGACCTTGGCTTCCCAATACGAATTCCCCGGGCCATTTCGAGAAAGTCTCCGGATACTTTTTCGCGAATTCTGCTGCAGCGACGTCCAGCGGAATCAAAATCTCATCGTAACTTCTGAAACGATACTCTTTCCCACAGTCGCAGAAAAATGTTTGCGACTTCGCGAGCGGCACCGGGCCGTAGCCGGTGGGCTCCCACTTGTCACCGCAGCAGAACAGCCGGGTAGTGGTGATGAAAGCCGGTTGGTCGAGCATGGGGAGCTGATTGAGCCGGAGCCAAGTCTCAGCCTTCTGCAGGAGGAAAGTCGCAAACTCATTCGAGCCTAGCAAAATCGGTTCTTCCAGAACCCAAATCAACCGGCGATTGCCTCCGATGGAGGTTTCAATATACGTCGGCTTGATGGGCATCTGCTCGATTGCCTCCTTCATCCGCTCGTCGGAAATCACGCAGTCGTAGTCCGCGACGAAGAGCCACAGGAGCTTCGGAGGGTTCTCCTTGTTCACGCGCCCGCTCTCAGCGACGCCGATAAACGCGGAGTAGAAACAATGCTCGACTGAGGGGTCTGTGCACCACGCCTGCCGCTTTACTTTATTCTTGCGCACCTCCGCGGAGATTGTCTCTGACGCAAATTTAAAATCCCACGGAACCCGGTCGAATGCACCGGCGCGGTCCGTAAGATTCTTGAGTGTGAATATTTTCATTTCAGGTAATGACTAACTTCCTTCGCCTCCGCTGCGATTGGGCAACCCTTCAACCATTCCGGACAGTGGCCCATTTCTTTTTCGACATCCTTCGCAGTAACGGACTGGTCGACTTCCAGAATGGCTTCGTCGTGTGCGGAGAAAAGATTCCGCCAGCCGCGGTCTTCCATGCGGATAACGTGCACTCCGAAAACGTCCCTAGCTATCGCTTGAACGATATTCTCGGTGAGTTTTCCGCCGTAGTATGCTTTCCGGCGGGCGTCGGACATCGCGGTGAACTTCCAAGTCTTGGTAGGCTTTTTAGTCACACGGTCCTGTTCAATTGCAAGGGACGCTCTCACGTCTTCGTATCGCATCACGCGCCCAGAAGGTAGCGTAACCTTGAAGTCTTCCCCAACACTTCCTTTGAATTTCTCGTCGAGGCTTTTCCAAAGGTTGGTGATCTCTGGGTTATCCGCTCTAAACTGTTTCACGATGGCCTTGCTCCCCGCTCCGTAACCAGAGTCCTTGGTCACCACGCCGGTGTACGGGTTCGTTTCGTCGATAAACTCCGGGTCATCCTTGGTGATGTCCAGACGCGCCATGGCGTAGGCGACCGTGATGAACTTTTCCCAGCCGCAGCCATAGCCCAGACCGAGCACGCGCGCCTTCGCCAGCTTATACATTCCGGCGTCGGTATCTTTCAAAGGTGTTGGCTCGGTATACTTCATGGACGCCTTCGCGTGCGCTTCGTAGGGAGAATATCCCTGAGCAACAAGTTCGAGGAACTTTTGATTTCCCGCAACCCACGCGAGCACTCGAGGCTCGATCTGGCTCAGGTCGGACACTATCATTTTCTTCCCGGGCCGAGGGATAATCAGAGCACGAAAATCGAGCGTGTGGCGCACCCAGCTAGGGAAGGCTCCGTCCTGTTCAAATGTGTCAATGGCGTTCAAGACCCTCCGCTCATTGGTTTCCATCAGGCCGTTCTCGTTGCAGACGACCGGGAGCTTCCTCATATTTTGCATGTTCAGGCGAGCGTCGCCAGACCAGCGGCCGGTATGAGCACCAAAATATTTTAATGAGAACGGCATTACGTCGTTCTCGTCCAGCCGCCGCTTCACGAGGACGAAAGTCTTGTAAAGCTTATTAATGGAGCGCCAAGAGCTCACTGCGGTGATCCAAGGGTGGTTCTTGACGTGGAGAGCCTCCCATTCGAGGTAACCTTCGGCATCCTTGGTCTTTTTCGGAGGCGGCACGATCCCAGCCCGGCGGCATTGCTCTTCGATGCAGAACGTAGCGGTGGGCGTAAGGTTGAACTCGTCCCAGTCGTCCGAGGCGTCATCTTGCATCCAAGGAATCAGCTTTGTGGTCTCCCCGAGCATTTCGTGGGAGCGGACGAGGTATTCGTTTAAACGACCTACGTCAATCTGGACCCCGCGCATGCCCTGTTCGATTGTCAGGTCAGACAGCCGGTGCTCGATCTCCGGCATTTTGTGAGAGTAATCCATCCAAAGCTTATGACATATGATGGCGTCATCCTTCGCGTAGGCCAGCATCTGCTTGCGCTCTTCGTCGGTAAAATCCTGCGGCCAGCGTTTACCGTTAGCGTCTGAGCGAGCGGACTTGTCGACTTTAATCTTGTAGAGGTTCTCGATTGCTTGGTCGAGAGAGCGCCGGTTGCAGAGGTAGCTCGTCAGGTTCGCGGTGCAGTGCCACGCCTTCCAGTTGACCCTCGGAATGCGGCCTTCCTTGATCTCTTTATTCAGCACCGTATTATCGAAGCGCCGATTGTGAGAGAGTAAAGTTTTCCCTTCCAGAGCACTCCAATTAAAATCCTTCGGGTGTCCGGACCATGCCTGACTCCCATCACACACGGACACCATGTAGGTGTCAAAAAGTGGATGCGAAACATATTCCTCAGGAAGGTTTCCGAAGACCGTGCACTTGAGTTTTTTGGAGTAGAAGGTTTCAAAGTCGATTGCAATGGGGTTCAAAGTGTTCCTCGCATGTTCGAGATTTGGGTGTTCAGATCGACCACCTCTTGGGTTTTTTCGTCAAGCTTTCGCAAGACTTCATCGCGTTCCTCTATCGCTGCGCATACTGGGCATTGATGAGTATCGTGCACCACGGGGCTGTGTAATTCGCTGCATAGATTCAACATAGTGGAAGCACCCTAGCAGAAGAAGGGCCGGGCCTGAAGTTCTTTTTTCAGGCCCGGCCGGAGGGTGTTTTATCGGGTCCTGCTGAGCGTGCAGCCGCAGCTAGGCTGCTTCTGCACCTTGTTCTGGATTATCCGGCCGATATATTGGTTCAGAGCGTCCTGAGTGGCGTCCATGAGCGCCCCGGTGGCAAACTGAAGCTCTCCGCGTTCGAGGGGCTCATGCACCGTGGTATTATTGCGCAGGACCCTAAGATCCCGGACAAACGCAGCCACGTCGGCCTTTACCTCATCCATGAAATCCTCGCCGACCCGTGTGAACTTTCCGGCGCGAAACTGTTTCGAGCACTTCAAGGCGTGCTCCCGTATCGCGGATTCGTTTACGAATCTTAGTGTTGCTTCATTCATGGGTTTAAATCAGTTTCCAGCGCCACGCCGAAAAGTTGCCCCGCGAGTCGGGCAGATCCCTTCGTAAAGTCCAAACCCTCGACTTGGATAAAGATAGATACGCGATGCGGATCTTCGTTCACGAGAAACTTTGCCACTTCCTCCGGCGTAGCGAATTCCCAAGAGGCCGGTTGCGACTGCGGGTCACTCCTTCGGATGAATACGAGATACTTTTTCACTCGTCGCCTTTCTCTTCGCAGCCTTTGAAGAACATCGGCTGCTGGTTGCAGGGACAGATCGGAGCGCCGATCTCGAGCCACTTGGCGGACGTCCGGACCACGTAGCCGCACTCCTTGCACTCGCACTTGATCATGCGCGTGGTCTGCTTCTTCGTTGGACGCTTGCCCGGGTTCAGCGTGGCGTGAGGATACTCTCCCAGCTTTTTCATCCAGCCCTTCATTTCCTCGATGAGGGCGGCACTGGCGACAGTCTCAGTCAATTTGCCTTCGAGCCCCACGGCTCGAGCGCACTTGCCGAAAACCTTGTTATGCTTCTGGTCGTTGCCCACGACGCCGTGCACCACTTCGTGCACGAGGATGGGCAGCACCCCCTGCGGGGCGAGCTCGTCCTTGACCTGCGGAGAGACGAATAGCTGCGCGACCTTATCGGACGCGGCAGACTTGTCCCAGCATTGGCCAATGGCGTTCTTGCTGGCGTAGGGGAACCCACAGGAGACCCGGACGGCCGGGATTTTATAGCCGACTCGATTAAAGAGCGGCTCCATTGCGACCACGGCGTTTTGCAGCCATTGCTCGCGTGTGATTACTGCGTTTTTGCTTTTGTTCATAAATTACTTTTTGGTGTGCTTCCGGCAGCGAGGTTTTCCAAGCTGCCACTTCGGGCCGGTCGTGCAGACCTTGGCCGGGCATCCGCAGGGCACAAAGCGGTAGTGGTCTGCCTCCGCCTTCCGGACTTCCCAGTCGCATTTGACGTTCATATCTGAATCAAGACTAGCAGGTCGTTTAAACAAATCAAGAACTATCTTCCAAGTAAATCTCATAAGAAAAGAGCCCCTGCAGCGGTTCACTGCAGGGGCGTGCTACTGGGTAGGGAGGAAGCTTATTCCGCGGTGTCCGCGCTTTCCTCAGCGCCGGTGGACGCCGTCGGTGCGCCGGTGATAACTCCCCGGATGAATTCCATTACTTCCGCGCTGGTCTTCGCCTTCGGGAGCGCGAACGGAATGAAGTATTTATTGCCTTCGGTGATCTGCTCCCGGGAGGAGAGGCTGAAGGACCACGAGGGGAACCCGGCCTTCGCCAGAGGACCCATGCGCCGTGCCGGAGCCAAAATCTTTTTGTAAAGATTCGTGTAAGCGGAGCCCTTGAGCGCCCACATGGCGATGGTGAACTTTTTCCCTTCGAGCTCGAAGGTGAAAACGCTGTCGTCATCGGCGACGAGCTCGGGACGCTCGATAAGCACCATGCACTCCTTGTAATACTCGAAGCGCTTCATGCCGGAGTCGCGTTTCAGTTTCCACTCGTTGTAGTCGAGTGTTCCGCCATTCGCCGTGACTGCGGCTTCGGTGTTAACCAAAAGGCCCTTGCCGCCGCCCGGGACCTTTTCGACATACCGGGTGTTCTTCCAACCGAGGAACGTCATCGTCACCGGAGGAGTTGCCGTGCGCAGAAGGGTCTTATCCTTCTCGTTAATCTTCGCCGGGATGTGCAAAGGAACCTGCTGGTTGAACAGGATCGTGCCGGGCTCGAAGGAGTCCTTGAGGACGCCGGAGAACTGCACGAGGTTGATTCTCGGAAGAATCATTTCCGAGAAGTTGGGGAGCGTGTCTCCAAGGAGAAGCGCGTTGTTCTGCGTGGCAACAGCGCCAGCACCGGTGACCGCCGGGACTTGAGGGGCGACTTGAGGAGCGACCTGAGGGGTGACTTGCGTGGTGACCGGCTCGGTGACTTGCGTGGTGGGAACCGCAGCGGCAGCAGCCACGGCGGCTGTTGCGGCAGGAGTCACCACTGCGGCGACTTCGATTGCGGGAGCGGGTGTAGCCGCGACTACCGGCGTGGCCGGATTAGTACTGTCTTTGCTGAATGATACTTCCATACTGGTGTATTTAACTATCGGTTTTTGTTTGCGGTGTTGTCGTCAAATTTTATGATCTGCGAGCGTCTTGGTGATGCTCTGAAAAGCCGAATCTGCGGGCCTCTCTGGGTCCATCATGCACATCCATTTTCCCTTTGGTACTTCAAGAACGACGAGCACTTTTCCAGTGCCCAAAATAAATGAGGCATCTTCGTAATGGCTCACCGGGCAATTGATCTCCTTCAGCCTTTCCGTCACTGCTGCTACCATGTCTGGTGTCACGTTCATTCTTTGTCTTTCTTCGGTATCGCTTTGAGGAAGGTTATCGGAAGTTGGCGCGCAACTGCACCACTTTCTTCAGTTTCTTTTTGGAACTGCAGGACAACCTTTTCCTTGATTCCACGAGGAGCTTTCTCGGCAATCAACTTTTCGACTGCGCCGAAGGTAGTCTCCAAGGTCTCCTCGAACGCCTTTGCGCCGATGATTTTGATTGCGGCCTTCCGGTAGAGTGCCAGGTCCACCAGCTCGCGCTTCGCTTGGGACATCAATCTAAAACCCTCAGGTATCTCTGCGTCGCCGTTGACCACGCGGTTCGTGATGACCGTGCGAAAAGCTTTCGCCCACGTAGCGACAACCATGGACAGCCGCAAAGCGAGCTGGGTGTCCCGGTCGTTGTGGATCGTCGAGGGCGTAAGATCTGCCGGGATGCCGAGCGGGTAGAATTTCTGGCCCACTTGAATTGCAACCTCGAGCGCCCTGTCACACTTGCCGAGGTGGTCACAAAAACTGCACACCGGAGCCCAGCATTGGGCCGCGGCCCACGAGCCGGTCTTCTCTAGAGCCTCCCGGGCGAGCCGGGCGCGCGCGACCACTGCGCAGATTCGAAAATAGTGCTTTGGAATATCTGAGCGCTTCACTAGCGCCGCGGTTTTGTGCTGCAGGAGCGGCTGCAGGAAGTGGATGATGATCTCCTCCACCTTCGGGTTCGCCTTGAACACGCCAAGGGCATACGCGAGCCCCTGCAGATTGCTATCGGCCTCTGTGACCGGCCACATGCCGAACTTGTAGTCGACGACGTGGGCGTATTTTCCGCAATACGAAATCAGAATCTTGTCTGCGTATCCTGCGGTCGTTGCGGTGGCGTCCGGGAAAATAAGGTCATCAATCGGCAAGTAGGGCTCGTTGATCTCCCGCACCTTTCCTTCGAAATCTGCAGGAGCAAACTTGACCGAGACGCCGCCTTCGCACGGAACCATCTCAAGTCTTTTGCGTGCGAGCTGCGCCTCGAGACTAAAGTTCTGTTTCAGTTTGTCGACGTAGTCCAAGCATTCTGCTACGGCCGCGGCGTCGTCGTCGCTCAGGCGCTCGTCATCAGTCTCGGAATCGGCAGAGTTGTGTGCGCGAGTCCCGGCAGTGGTGCGTTCATGCTCCTTCACGTTCTGGCGGGACCGGAACAGCGGGCACGCCTCTATCGACTGCAGCGTGCTGGGGCTGTAGGGATGGTGTGCCCGGGTCTCGGTAGCGAGGAGCGCCGACGTTCCCGCCACGGTCTCAGCAGCCGGGGTGTTTTTAATTTTTTCCGGGGTGCTGGGAGAGGCGAGATCCGTCGGCACAATATTAGGTGGCGATTGATTCATGCTCGGGAATGCGGTCAAGAGGGTGGGTGATTGAATCGAGTTGGCGCATGCGGTGAGCGATTTTCCAGAGCGCCAGCCGTTCGACGTAGGAGACGTAGGTAGCAGAGACCCCGAGGATTTCACCGACTTCCTCCTGAGTCATTTTGGGCTGGAGGCATGCGGCCAGCCGTTCTCCGATTGCCAGACGTTCCTTGAGAATCGCTTTGCCGTGTGCCGTTCGCATATCACTTGGAGTTTCGGGAATTGGCGACCACATAAAAAGCTTTCATGCACTTGGTTTCTTTGGTTTTTGAGAGGCGTTTGATGACCTTCTCGGTAGGCGGGATATATATCTGTTCACTCATAATTTTTCTAACTGTATCAGGATTTAATTTGGGGCTGCAACACTTTCTCGCCACGAACGCAGCTAAATTCGTGGCGAAATTTTCAGTACTTTTTCATCACTCTTTTCTCGAGAGAGTTTGTCGGCTTCCAGCCGTGCTCCACTGCGTTAAGAAGGCGCTTCTGCTTCTTCGCTTTCTCGGGAGTCGTCGACTTAGATTTCACTCCGCCGGGCGTTCGGACCTGCACTTTACCGTGGCCCAGAGCTTTAATTTTGACAGGCATAGCGGCTATACAGTCGGCTGTTTCGTCTTATTAAGAAATACAATCTTCTCTTCAGTCGTGAACCGGAAGTGGCACTGGAAGCACCAGCGCCGCCTCCGGATCCCTCCGTAGGAATTCCTTTTATCGAGGACCCGGGAGCGCGTGCTATGGCACCGCGGACACGTCATTGCGTTGCAGCCTTTCACGCCTTGAGGGATTTCGCGTCTTTAGCGAGCCGAAGGATTTCCTTCCAAGTAACCGAGTGCTCTCCGAAAATAAAGTGCGTGCGCGTCACTCGATACGGAAGCCCGGTGTTCGCTAGAGCAATCGCGGTTTGGCTCTGAGCTTGGCGTTTCTGCTCGCGCCGATCTTCCAACCATGCACGCTGCTCCGCAAGGGAGCGCACTCGGTCTTTGGCGAAAACTTGTTCGGCCTGTGCTTTGGTCAAGTTCTGGACCGCGATAAACAGCGACGTCCACCGGCCTTCCCGGTCTTGGATAGCCACCTCTACGCTGTCGGCCATACACCGCTCTTGAATCTGCAACGGGAGTTTTCGGAGCCGCTTTGCTCCGGGGCACTCCATAATGCACAGCTCGGCCATGTATTTGACTCCGATACCGCAGAACCGATAGACGAATTCTTCGGGCACCTCGGGGAGAATCTCTGAGATATGCGCCGGGAATTCTGGGTAGGCCTTAAGGGCCTCCCGGGCGGTTTCCGCGGCCTCTTGCCAGCCCGCTTTTCCTTTGTTGAACCCAGCTATAAACCGGGCACCGAATTCTTTAAGAGACGGAACCGTCACTAACGCAGTATTAGCATTCATTTTTTATGTTTGTGTTTGTATTTGTTAATGTTGAACTGATCGCAAGGACCCGAAATAAATTAGACGCTTGAACGGCGGCAGCGCGAGTGCGGTTTTGCGCCAAAAGCTCGGCAGAATAGCGGCATTCCGGCGAACAGTATCGCACATTTCGATACGGCACCGACGCGGCACATACTTCGCATTTTACGAAAGAGTGCGGAGATAGCGGTTTCTGTCCCTTCTCGACCTGCTTTTTCACTTGGCATTGATATGTCATCAAAGCTCTAACTTCCCGTAAATGGGAACAGGGAGCACAGACCGTTTGGTTGGGGGTCTGGCTTTTGAAAAGGCAACGGCAGCGCATGCATCTTTTTACGCCATATTTCTGGACGTTGGTTCTGCGAGCACGCTTATAAAAAACCACAAGTCTCCCCAAGTGGAAATTCAAATGAACGCACCGCGGAGAGCGGCAAACGAGCTGGTTAACTTTGGGGACAAACTCGTCTCCACAGATAGCACAAAAGCGGATAACTTTTGCCCGACTGGCGAGCTCAGCGGCCCAGTCCGATTTCCTTCGGCACGCGAGAGAGCAAAAGCGTTTTTTGGGCGACGTCGTGGACGTCACTTCCCAAGTATTTGAGCATGTTAAATTAGCACAGGACTTCATAGGTCATGCTCCTCTCGGAATCTGCGGGCACCCTCGAGAAAGTTGGGCAGCGCGGTCTGGGTGCGCGTAGGGAAGATAATCTGCGGCCTTCATAGCACGAACTTCCAGAGGTTGCCTTTAACCTTTTTCACGGTGCGGGTTTCCTTGGGGCGATTCCAGTGCTCCCACGTGTCGCCCTTTTTGACCTTCCATCCTTGGCGGATAAGGTGAGTCTCGGCGGCTGCGCGACTGTCGAATTCCATAAAGGTCTTCACAGGTCGTGGATCTCTTGAAATTGGCGGACTCCGGCAGCGTAAATATCCGCTTTGTCCGGATGATTCCACGGAAGAAAATTGCCGCGCTTAACGAGGTTGTTTAGCTCCTCGCGCATGGCGTCGAACTGAGCGCGCTCTTCGGCGTTAAGCTCGAGGAATTCGCGCATCGCGGCCCGGGTTCTGCTTGATTGAATACTCATAGACTGTGTAACTCCCATTTTGATGAAATACTGTGCTCGAAAGTACTGTGTGAAATTCGCTCGTCGCACCGAACAATTACCCGACGATGACCGGACAGGTCGGCGTTCGTGTAGACCTGCGTGCCCGGCTGCTGGACCCAGCCCCGGTATCCGAGATACTCCCGGGCCTCGCGCTCGCTGTTGAATTCTTCCAGTTTCATCGCCAGCGAATTTCGTAAGCGGGGACCGCAGCCTGCAGGACGGCCAGCTTGCGCCGGGCGTTTTCGACAATATCGATAGCGGGTTTGGCGCGGTGCTGATGATTAGCGAGCCAGTCGGACTCAATCCAGATATTCCGGGCGATGGCAGAAGCGGATTCCATCGGGCCGACTGCTGCAGCAAAAGCTTCCACCATGAATGCGCTACGGAAGACCGCCGGTGCGACGATGCGCAAGGCTACCTGACGCTCGCCCCGGACCCGCAAGAAGTGCTCCACGGGGTGATTGTAAAAACGATGGCGGCAGAGCTCTCCGTCCTTGTGGTTTACGGCCGTCCCCTGCCGCTTGCCCCAGCTCTGGAGCACGACCTTCTCGGCCCAGAAGATGCACTTGCCGTCGGCTTCCTCAGACCAGAAGCTCACGCGGTATACTTCGTCGCCCTTTTTAAATCTGCTCTTCACGTGCCCCTACTTTGCCTCAATGACGAAAGGATTGCAAGATATTTCTTCAGGAATTTTCAGGGCCGCTAAGTTGTTGTAGGACAGCTCTAAGGAGCGGCGCATCGGCACTTCGACGGACCGGGATGCGAAAATAATTCGATAAAGTGCATCCGATTTTCCTCCGGAACGCGCCAAACGGCCGAAAAGCTGTTCCATTACGACCGGAGAGTCGGCCGGGAAGACAATTCCGACCCGGGGAAAGTCTCCATGAAGGTCCTGAAGGCTCAGGGCGATGCCTCCAGCTTGGTTATTGACGATTAAAGCGCGGTTCCTGTTGCTCTGGAAGGCCGCCACGCCGTCCTGACGCCTTTTCCCGGTAATCTGGCCGGTAATCAGCCCGGCCCCGGGGAAGCGGCGCAGGAGCTCATCCACGGTCTGCTGGAAATTGACGAAGAAAACGACACTGTGGTTCTTCTGGAGGTAGTCTGTCCCCAGCTCCTCCGCTACGCCGACCTTCAGGAGCTCTATACGTTGCCTTGCACGCAGCCGTTTGGTTATGGCGAGCTCTGGGTCCACATCTGCGGCCGCGCGCGCCTCAAGGTCAGCCAGCGGCACAGAAAGTATCTCGTAGAGTGCATTGAGCTCGTCGGTATCCTCCTTCGGGAGATCGAAGAGCTCCGCCTGTATGCTGCGCCCCGGGAAGTCCGGGATCTCCGACCGAAGGACGCGAACGCCTTTCGAGGGGATGATAGAGCGGCCTATCGCTCGCATTATCTCGTCCTGCTTCTCTTTCGGTGCGAGCCACTGGACCCCGCGCATCGGCACCCTTCGGCAACCGCGTTGTCCGCACCACTGGTCAAAATTGCCGAGCTGGTGAAGCCCTGCGAGGTAGCCGGTCGCCCTCAGGTGCAGAGGAGAGTGCGCCAAAGTCGCGGTAAGACCGAGCGTCGGTATGCCGGATCGTTTTGCGCCGATGACCATGTCCGCGTTTAAACTGTCTCCGGCGGCGCGGTGGATCTCGTCAAAAATTAAAAGGCGGATAGCCGGGTTGAAAATGAATTTACCGTACTTGTGGGGATTCGTCTTTACCTCAAGGCAATGGATCCCGGCCCAGTGCGCAGAACACGGAATCATTTTCGCCGGGTCTAATTTGCAAAGGCAATTCGGGCACTTGAAAAACATTCTCTCATCCCGTGGAGGAGGCGGGCCGTTCTCCCAGCGTCCATACAGAGTGTTACCGGTGCGCAGAAGCTCCCAGCCTACCACTGAGATCTTATCACCGAAATGCGCGGCGGCTTCGTGCCACGCGGTCTCTGCGATCTTTGGGACAATCGCCAGTGCCGGGACCTGCAGCTCTGCAGCGATTGCCGCGCCCACAAAAGTTTTCCCAGTGCCAGTGTCTGAGAGATCAAAAGCAACTCCCCCAGACTTTAGGATCTGGAGGAGCTGCTCTGCTGGTGCTCTCTGGTGGGCTCTAAGCTTTTCTAAAATCTCCGGGCGCATACACTCCGGTCGGCAGCTACCGTATGCGCAAGAAACCGCGACCCGGTGCTGCCGGGGTGTTCACGGTATTAGAAGGGTCCGACTCACCCCAAAAGTTTTTTGCGGTGAGGTAGAAAAAGTGGGAGCCCGGCACCATTTTTATGGTAACCTCGAGCACCAGCTTTCCGGCCTCGGTGGCCGGGATCTCCAGAAGCACCGGCCACTCTGCCAGCGGCAGGTCGGGGTCAGTGCTCGTGTGAACTATGAAGGTATCCGGAGCAGCCCCGTCGAAGGTCCACTCTAGAGTGACTGAATCCCGGAGCCCCGCCTGCAAAGGCAACCCAAACCCTAGCGCCAACAACACTAGGATTTTTTTCATGCGTTCTTTTCGTTATAGAACTTTTCGATTGTGGCGCGGTATGCCGCTTCAGAGACCGATTCGCCATTCACAAAGTAGCGCCCCGTCGCGTGGATGCCTTTGCGCTGTTCCTGTAGCTCGTCAATCTTCAGTGCCAAGTTGAACACAGTGTTCTTCAAGTGGGCGAGGTAGTCCGCCACGGGTTTGGGCACGGAGTAGTCGAGGCCCATCACGTTGACCGGCGCGAGCACTGGATCGTCCAGAGTCTTCGGCCGGAGCGGGGAACCGTCACTGGCGAAATAGCAGTCGGCGACTTCCCAAGTCATGTAGCCTTTGGAATCCTCTTTCCCGGAGTTGAGCTCCGCGGTGATGCGGCCCGCCCAGTCTACGGAAACGAACGGAATGATGGAACCTTGGCTGAGATCGACTGCGCAGTAGCGGGTGATGTGAGTTTTCGTGTTTCGGATAGCTCTTACAACGTACATAAATTTATTTAATTGGTTGCCACCCGGCCGGAGGTGTATCCCTCCGGACGCGGGCGGCGAGGTTGGGGCGGTTAGGAGGCAGAAGGAGAGGTGTGAAAATAGCTCTCCACGATTTTGTCCCGGCGGTCGGCGGAGTTGGTCCCGAACCACTCGGTCAGAAACAGCTTGGCCTTTTTGCCGATGATGAACGCAGTATTCCGCAGCTTGGCGGAGTGAAGGACGATCCCGTCTTCGGGGTTGCCCTGATAGGAGCAATGCCGGGAGGTTTCAGACTCCGGCTGCTCGGCGCGGTTATAACGAGCAACGGCTTTGCGGTTCATGGCGCGGATTCCAGATAATGAGTGCATAATTTTGTCTACTGTTATTTGTTATTGTTTACTATTACTAGCTACCCTAAGAGTCGCAGATAGCTGGATGGATTGCAAGAACTATTTTTACCTCCGGATGGGTTTAACCACGAACTTGCGCATCCATCGGCGCAGCCTGCGGCCGTTAGGGCTGCCAAAAGCTCCGGGTATGGCGCGTCGACCGCCGCCGTGCCCAGAGCCGAAATCAACCTGCGGCAAGGGCAGAATGGCGGACGTGCTGTGCACCGCGAGCTGGCAGCCGCACGGCGCTACCGCTTGCCGCAGGAAGTTGAAAGGCTGGGTATCTGATAGCCAGCCAAGTTTTGTAAAGAGTCTCATGCTTTCTTGAGCTGCTCTTCGAGTTTTCTAAGGTCGTATCCAGAGAGCTCGCAGCGTTTAAACACTACCGTTTCTTTCGGATCTTTCCCCCACAAAAAGAGGGCGACTCCGTGCGCGGAATCGAAATGTCTGACGCGTTTGCTCTGCTCTTGGTCGGGGCTCCAGACAAGGTACTTCGGCGCTGCGTGCTGCGCAGTAGGACGCCGACGGTATTCTTCGACCCGGCGCGAAAAGAACGGAGTGCTACCGGCTGGGATGTCTTCCCAGCGAGTGCCGTCCCACGCCTGCAGTTCGCCCTCGATGTAAATCTGCCGGGCCTCGTCGTAGCTCGTGCAGAATGGCGGCTTAGTCATTGAGCACACTCGCTCTCTCCAGCTGGCATTCCACTGGAGTGCCGGGCATGGGCGTGGCGTACAGGCCGTTGTTGTGGCTGTAGTAGTCGTCCCGGAGCTGCTGCGGCCATTCGCTGATTTGATTTGGAAGACCCCTGCAGACGGCCTCACTGGCGTGGATCTCCTCGGTAACGGACAAACCTTCGAGGTTCCTCAGGCTCCAGTTGGAGACCCCCCAGTGCCCAACGGAATCGTATCTCCGGCCAATGCTAGGAGAAGTCAGCACGAAAACGTCTCCTTGGGACTCGAAATACCGGGGATACTCCGGCGGTTTCGGCATGAGCGATTTATCAAAAGCGTCTCGCTCCTTCTCAGCGCGAACCTGAGCCGCTATTTTATCCAGTGCGTTTCCCGCCGACCCGGCAGACTTCAGCGCTTCCGCTTTTAGATACTCGTGGAAATAGCCCATGGCGTTGAAAAGCAGCCCACATATCGCGTGGTGCATGTCGACCGGTCGACCGCGCTCGTCTTTGCAAGCCAGCCCGCGGTGAAGCTTCCACCATTGGACGAAATGCCGCCAGCCGCTCTTCATGTAGACCATCGGCGGAATTCCTTTCTGCCAGTTGTCGGAGTCCCGAATAGACCCGTCAGACTGCTTGCGGTTCTCGCTCATGTAGTCCCCGAATGCCTCTATCACCAGAGGTGACAAAAAGCCTTCGTAGTCGTTTTTATTCTGTGAGGTGTCCCGGGTCGCCCCGGTTTCGAACTTCCGTATTGTGCCGTTGTCTTCCATATTGTGTTAGCTTTCGGTTAGGTCTTTCTGCTGCAGTTCCAGCACTTCCTTGAGGTGCCGCTGTGTTAGGCTGTCGAGCCGGTGACGAAAGTTCCTCTCGGCATCCTTGAAGGTCCATATCGGAAACGTCGGGTGACAGGTCACGAACGCCTGCTGGACAATCTTCGTGCGGTCGATTTCCGGCTTCAGGTATCTGTCGGTCCACTTCTCAATCGGGCCGCCTTCTAGAAGCTGTTCCGCTTCGACTACCAAGAGCGCGACATCGCCGTCCCACACCAAGTCATCGATATCTACCGGGAGCTCGTATAGCCTCATTATCTGGTCGAGAAAACTATCCTCGAGCAAATCGTATCCGAAAACTTTCTCCCTGACGGGCTTCGGTATGTCCCCGCCTAGAATCGCCTCAGCGCTATCGTGCAGTAGCGCTTGCAGGCGCTGCGCGGTATTCCCGCCGTTGTTCTGCACCCAGCTTTCGACTCCGCACACGTGCTGGGCGAGCGAGTAGAATTCTTCGATTTGTCCGCCGAAGCGGCATATTTTGGAAGCAGCCTTGGGCACTACTTCCCTGATGATTTCCCTGCTGGTCAGGGAATATCGCGGCCGGTCGAGGAAGCACTTGTAGCCTCCTGCGAGCTGGCACCATGGGTCTTTTACTGTTGTCTTACTCATAAATTAATCTACGATTCTCCAAAGTGCGAAGAACACTAACCCGGCGAAAAGCGCCAGAGCGCAGATACCTAAAACGACCAGATGGTAGACCACCACGAGGGGAACCCCGACAACCACTACCAAAGCCAGCGCGAACTTAATGCAGTGCCACTGGAATTCGGTCATGTTGTCGAGCAGGTATCTGAAGAGTTTTATAATCATATCAGTTCTTTCGATAGCGCCACATGAGCGCGATGTAAAAAGCGTTTGCAATCACCAAGGACAACCCACCGATGAAGGATACCCACTGTCCGAGACTCGGGTAATAGTAGAGGTTCCAGAATCCCCAAGAGGTAAAGAAGACCTGCGTTGACCAGTTGACGCCCCGGGTCTTTTTGTCTTTGTAGAGCTTGAGGACGTTAAGCGCCATTGCCGCTCCGCCGAAGATTTCGAACCCGCCGTTGATTAAGTCTGCTATTTGCATACCCGAATGTAGCATGCCCCAGAGCTTCACTCAACTACTTTTTTGCGAGCACCATTTTGCGTGGTCTTTGAAGTCCGGCTGGCCGCATTCCATGCACAGACTGATCTGCCCGCAATTCGTGCATTCGAAACCACGAATGCAGATCTGAACGCCGACGCCGATGTCGATCTCATCCTGCACAACTTCGCAGTCTTGTCCACCGCATTTTGGGCACCCACACTTGGTCATATATTTTTAAGGGAAACGGTGACGCGAGCGAGCGAGGGAGAAAACTTTAAGCCCTGCGCTTCCGCCCGGAGGAGAGCCGGGCACGTTGGCGCTCGCATCACCTACGATCTTCAAAGTCGTCAGCCAGATCCAGAGCGCGGTTCATACAGCGCTCCTCTTGGTGGCTCGTGGTCACGTTCCCGGCGATGTGCCGGAGTATTGCTACGAGCAGCCGGAGCACCAGCGCATTAAAGTCTAGCTGTTTTTGTTTCATAACTTTTACGGTCTCCTCCGCGCTTCCTCGAGTGGGCGCGAGCTCTGGTGAACATATCGGATACCCGCTTATGCGGGCAGTACCCGTAATGTCCCAATGCGAAATTGCAATTGTGACAGAGAACCCGAAAACCTTTCGGATACCTGTTCGCCTTGAACCATCGCACTATGTTGTAGCCGATGCTTGATAGGTGGGCCTTTCCGCCGCCCGCCTCGTGATCGAACGAAAGGAATTCCCACTTGCTTTCCCCGCAACAGGCGCACGCCGGTGGGTTTCCCCCGTAGTGAATCAGAGCGTCAAGCCGGTCCGCTAGCCTTACCTTTTTCCCGGACTCCCTCGCGCAGCTTCTGCACTGCTTGTTGACGCCGTCCGGGTGCGCGGAATTTTTACAAAACTCTTTGGGAGCTTTGGGCAACTGGCATGTGCAGCAGATCTTCACCGTTGTTGGACACTGTCGGCTATCATGAGGGCGAAGTTAGCTACATCAGCGGCTTCGAGCAAAACGTCACGCTTGTCCGGCGTTACACCATCCCAGAGTGCGGCGTCAAGCTCTTCAATCTCGTCATCAAGACGATCCTGAAGCTTCGCAGCTCCTAATTTCCGCCAGCCCGCGGAATCCCCCTTCTTCCGGTTCTGGGAGAGCTTGTATTCCATCACGCACGCGAACGCGAAAACGAATGCCCACGTGGGTGAGTTGGTGTCCGGGGTAGGGACTCCCGGCGGCAGCGCAATGGCGCGGTGGCGTTCCACAATTGCTTCGGGTGTCGCCTTCGGCCACGGTTCGCCGCGCAAGGTGGTATCTGCTTCGTCGCTGGTAATTTTGTGCTTTTTCATTGTGCTGTGCAGTTGAGGATTGACCCGGTGACAGAACCGTTCCCGGACACGTGTATGCTCAGCTTCACACGCGCCCTGAGATGACCCGCGATGCGCGTGCCCGCCTCGGCGCTGGCTTCAGTGGTGTGATAGGCCACGTGGCTGTCTTCATAGATGTTCAAGAAATGCTCAAACTCGATAGGCTTGTGTTCGTTCTCGAACTGCGGCCCGCGGATTGGGTCATACGCGTTCAGTGGGGACATCCGGATAGACTCCCCAGTATCGTTGTCGACGAGGAACAGCGTCTGAATTGCCTGCGGCCCGGCAGTGGTGACGACGAGCTGTTTTCCGTTGAGGGTTCCTGTGAGTTTGAAAGTCTCATGGAGCCCGTTAATCAGAATTGGCTTTGCCCAGTTGATCATACTTTCTCCACGGTTGCGAGGACTGCTCCCTCCGGTGTTACTGTCAGCTTTATCTTAGCGCACGCAACACGACTCGCACCGGCGGATCTGTTAGCTTGCGAAAGAGTGTCCCATTGACCAACAGGCCCCGAGGGGTAGATGTTCACGAAGAACGGAGCCGCCTCAATCGGCTGCGGGACATTCTCGAACTGGACGACCCCCGCGGGACAATTGGCGAGCTGCCCTTGTCCAGTGTTCGGGTCGACGAAAAACACCCGGAGAGATTCACCCGGGTTCGGGCTTTCCATAGCAAACACTAGGGAGTGACCGCATGCGTGGTATATCCACGCCACTTTATCGGGCCAGCCCGCCGCACGAATCGGTTTAGATAAATCGAGAGGCATAGCTTTATTGAAACATGACTTCGGCGCTGGCGGAAAACACTCCGTTGGTGTTCTTCACGACGAGCCGGATACAACAATCCCGAGAATAGAAAATGTTGCTCTGGTCCGCGTCGTCGAGAGTGTCGAAGCTCTCGAACACGTCCTCCTGCGCGCGCCCGTTTCCGTAATAGTTGATATACTGGACGCTCTCCTTGATCTCGGGTATATTCTGAAACTCCGCAGCGTAGCTAGTGCGAACCCCCCGACCGGCGCCGGTAACCGGGTCCAGCAAGTAGAGACCCTCCAGCTCGAGGTGGTCGTGCACCACTGAGATCAACGCCGCGTTGTGGCCGTCCAAATTTATCTGCTTCGTGAGCAGCCGAACGTGTCGCGATGGATTCGACACGCACTGTATGGGCAGGTCGAGATCGATCTTCGGCTTTGGCGTTTCCACACCGAGGCAGGTCTCCAAAACCTTTTTGTGAAACGGCGGGCAACCGTCTAAAATCGATTTCTTGTGCCCGGCTTTCCCGGCTATCGCGAGCGCTTCTTCACTAAGTTGTTTGATTGCTTTATCCATATCACTCATAGCTTATAATATTTGACTGACGTTATCTGACTCTACCACAGTTTCCTCGCGGCCCAAAACTTCTTTTTGGAACTGCGCTGCTGAAATGAATCTCCCGGACGGCGGATTGGAATCATCATTCCAGACTACGTTTAAACGCTGTCCATTCCTTTGTGCGGAGATCTGCTTGTGTGTGCTACTATCAAGGGCCTGTGAGAGAGCTGAGAGCTCTCCGTTGTAGCCGGTGGGAGTGCGGCGCTGCGCCGTTCCGGGGGTCGCCATTACGTGGAAGTGCTTGAAGCCCGCGGCCTGCAGCGCTTTGAATTCCACAGAGGTGCGGACGCCAACCACAATGAGCTGGTCCTCCGTGTTGTCCGGCGTTGCGTCCAGAACGCACTGAGCCCAGAACCCGGGTGATGCGAAACCCACCCAGCTCGTCCGAATCCGGCCGAGGGACAAAAGCTTCTCGAGAGTGGGCTCGAATTCCCCGTCTCCGAACTTGCGGAATTCCGAGATCACCTTCGCCGGTGGCGTTCCTTTTAGGAAGCACAGATCTTTCAAGATCTCGAGTGCGGTGACGCTGAGACTCACGACACGTGTGCCGGGCACGTCCAGCTTCACGAGCCTGTCGATTGCGCCGGGATGCCCAGTCACGAAAAGCCTTGCGGGCCTCGCTACCGGAGTATTAGGCGCTTGCAATACCATATCCGGCGTTGTAGCGGGTCCAGTTTCGGGAACTTGCGGCGTCGCATTAGTCTGCACATTATTGCGCCGAGAGGACGCCGCGCGTTGAGCTTCGACTGGAATGTTTTCGACGGACTCCGCCTTAGCAAACTCGGTAGCGAGCACGCTTTCACTTTGCGCCTTCTGCTCCGGCGTTAGCACCGGGGCCACGGGCTGCACCCCAGCTCCGGGAAGCCGCGCATTGATATCCGTAACGAGCGCACGCAGCACTGCGGCGTCGTTGTTGGTCGTTGTTAAAGGCCGCTTCAGCGGCGTCGGTGTCAGCTCTTCCATAGGTATTCAGTTCTGTTATCGGTTTGCGTTGCTGTTCAGTTAATCGATTGAGAGTCGTATCGCAATCGAGGTTTCCAGCGCGTTCAATTGCATCGAGATAACCCCAGCGCTGAGCGTTGTGATCTCGCGGTTTCTTCATGAGGTTTTTTGGGTGTTGTCGAAGTTGACTCGGATGACGAGCTCGTGCCCGAAGCGTTCGAAAGACATGCGGGTCTGGACTTGCGCCACGATGGACGCGGTAGCCTCCCGAATCTTTTTCTCAACCTCTTTCTGGGCTGCGGTGATCGCGTTTTGTATGGCTCGCTCGGTCTCGATCTTCAGCGCCTGCTTAATGATCTGCTCGAGCTGGTCTTGCGGTGCTGAGTATTGGCTCATAGTGTTGCGAGTAGTGCAGCCTTGGTTCTTTCCACGCGCTGGTGAGGCACCGTTGCTTCAGTATACCCGTGTGCGTCGAGGCGGCGATACTTGATGCGATACGAGCACGTGTAGAAAAGAGTGCGATTGTGATCCTTGGTAACGTCCATCTGAACCTGTTGGATTTCTCCTTCAAAGATCTGGTTGTCTTCGAGGAAGAATACATCGGTGCCCGGCCTCAGCACTTCGAGGGTGACCTGACTTTTTAAGTCGGGGCCTCCGGCTATTTCAGTAGTGTGCAACATCAGAACCTCACGATGTAGTTTGCGTTGATCACCTTCGTGGCGGCTTCCATCGCAAAGGCGATGCCGGTATCATCGAGCGTAACCAAGCCGTGGCGAACGATAGCGGCCACAACGAACTTTTCTACCATATCCGCATGTTTCTGGTCGGCTACCGAACGGTTAATCATCACCCGGCGCGGGTAAAAATCTTTATCTTCAGTGTCTCTAGACATAAGATTAGTCCCTCGCGACTGGTTCGAAAAGTGTGCCGACGAACAGTAAGCGGCGCTCAGCTTCGGTGCGGTAGCTGGCCATTTGCAGGTCGAGCTGCTGCGCATTGACATCCATAATCGCCAGCACGCGGTTCGCCTTGGCGATATCGTGCAGCTTGAGAGGGTCCAGCTGCGACTTTTTGATGGAGAGCTTCATATAGTCGCGGGTGACCTTGGCCCTCTCTACCACAACGCGGCGAGCCCATTTAACCAACTGCGCTGCGGACGCCTTCCGTGCGCGCTCCGCGAGACGGATCTTATACTCCTTGCCTTCCAGCGTGGAGATATACACAGTCTCACGAGCAGCGAGGCAGTTCTTCCGCATCGCGTTTGTGAGTTTCGTGCCCGGAGTGAAAAGCATCGAGTTGGCAACCTCGATAGGTATGCCGTCGCGCTCTTCGACTCCGACGTTCTGGGCAATCTTAGATGCGTGCACCGTTTTGCGACGGCGCTCAGCACGGCTGACCATGGGTGAGGTTACGATTGGTTGTTTTTGGCCGATTAATTTTGACAGTAGATTTTTCATATTGAAAAGAGGATATCAGAGTTTATTGAATTGCACAACTACTTTTTTTCTTCAGACGCCTCGGGCTCCGAATTTATCGAAGTTGTCGAAGCCGGGGAAGAGGACGACTCTGCTTCCTCGTTTGTCACTGCGGCCCCAGTCGATGGCGTCATAGTTGTCGCGATAGGCAGGCTGCTGCACTGGTCGAGGTTTTGATCCTTTACCGGCACCGTGTGACGTGTCGAAAAGGTTTCGAGTGTTGCGAGCTGCTGATTTTTTTGATGGCATAATTTTTGTTGGTATGTGAAACTGATTTTGTTCCGGAGGTTTGAAATGAGATCGTAAAAAGCGCCGTAATCGAGCTGCGGTCCGGCGTTGAAGTAAACGTAGTCCGAAAGGATGCAGAGCTCCTTGTCGAGGTCGCCGTATAGTTGATGCCAGATATGGCGTGCACAATTGTCCTTGGCGTAATCCTCTTCAACGAGGCCGCATCTTCCGGGATACCCAAGTTGCGCGACGCACTGAATCTGAATGCTTGCGATCACCGTTCGGAGAACCGCGGGCATCCCCGGGACGCCGTGGGTGTCTCTGACTTCGGCTTTGATGGCATCTGGTGTGATCATTTCTATCGGCCTCTCCTAATCATGTCCCCGATGACCAACACCAGAAAAAGTGCGACCAACGGGAAAGCCACGATCCATAGTTGAGTTTCCATTTTGAAGATTAGCGCCGCCGTTAGTCTCCTCCGGCGATGCGTTCTATTATTTCTTTCCTTTGCGGAACTGTGGCGTGAGAATCATCGGCGCACCTTCTGGTGCAATCAGATTTGATTCCCCCGCTACCGGGGCCATGGGATCCGCTGGAGGCAACTCCCCCTCAGTAATCACCGGCGCTGCGGCCTCTTCGACCTGTCCACGCACCTTCCGCTCGATAGCGGCCTTCTGCCTGTTGATGCTGTCCGCTCGGCTGGCGATATGAGCGAAAGCGTTGCACAGTGGCTCATACTCAGTGCGGACGGCATACCAGCATCCCATGAGGTTTGCTGCGTGCTCGAAGAGAGCGTTCTTCAAAAACTCCACGAGACCGTTTGCTTCCGCGGCATCGTTAGGAGTTTTATCCTTCATGCTCTGCAGTTGTGCAAGCCTGTCGATTGAATCGATGATCTGCTTGCCCTTTTCTAATTCTAGCGGTTTTTGCATATTAGTTTTTTCTGTCAGTTGTTCCTATCGTAGTTTGCACTATTGCACACTCGGCGGATTCTCAGCAACACTTTCTGATTTATTTTCACAGGTGGTCTCCCAGCCCGGAGCCGGGTAATGCGGAGTGTAACCCGGCTCGAGTATTGGAGCAGGAGGAATGAACATTGGCGATGGCCTTCGTTCGAGCTCTTCGACGCGCGTAAGAAGTCGCAGCACAGTGTTAGTGAGGAACACGACGGCCTTCGCGTCCGCTTCCTCTTTTTTCTGCAGCTCATTCAGTGCGTTGATTGTGACCCCGTGCGCAGTGGTGTAATGAGACACTGCCGCCTTCAGGTCTTCATCGAGCTTGGCGACCGCCGGTGCGAGATTCGCCGGTGCAGTATACTCCTCGACCTTCGCTCTCAGAGCTTTCATTTCAGCCATGAGAGATGTCGATTGAAAATACCTTTTCTTGCGGTCACGAGTGGCGGGCGCTAGATACTTCGTAGGATCCTCCGAAAAGATTCCTCGTGCGAGCAGGTCATCTCGGAACTGATTCAATAGGCCCACCAAGCCCTCTTCGCTCACAAAGTCACTCTGGACACGCTGCAACGAAAAGTTCAGGTCTGCATCTGATATCTCGATGCCGAGGCAGCCCGGCTTGCGGTACTTCCAAAAGATGTAGCGTGCGAGATCCACGATGCGGGCCACCGCGACGGTGTCGAAAAGTCTCCGCGTGCACAGCACGTTCATTTCGCGTCCGGCGTAGAACTGCGCGCGCCAGTAGCGCATGAGCGCCACGTTGAATCCTTTCCGCGCTTCCTTCCCCGGGTTATACATCACCGGCTCTTTGTTCTCATCGAGCATTGGATTGCCCGCAGGATCCCGCCGCGGCACGTCGTCGAACCTCTTAAAAATGTACGACCTTTTGATCTCGGCCTCGGTGGGCTGAGTCCAGAACTGGTATTCGCTAATCGCTTTGGCTATCCGCAATATCGGCGTTCTGGCGACCAACGCTGCACGCTCTTGCTGCTGCGTGAGCTGTCTGTTTTTCTTTGCCATGTATTCGGCGACACGCTGATTGCGAGCTGCGATGCGCTCAGGTGTCTCCCCATCGTTAAAGGGCTCAGTTCCGCCAAGGAGGGCATCGTGAGCTTGTTTCTGTGCTTCTTCAGCAGTCAGAGCTGCTGGTTTTTGTGTATTACTCATGCCGATACAGTCGCACAATCCCCGAGGCGTCAGCAACACTTTCTACATCAACTCGACCATTTTTATCCCAGCATACTCTCCTGAATACGATTAGAATTGAGCACCACTGTGTTTATACTATTTACTTACCATCACAGAAGTGTGCGAGTACTTATTATAGTTGTTATGTGTAGTGCATGGTATAATCAGGAGTGTAGAGCTGGCCTATCGTATCCGGTGGAAGATGCCCGTAAAGAAATGGTCGACTTGCACGAAATATGAGGGATCGTGGTGCGCCGGTCAGTCGGTTCGCCGGTTCGATTGGACCTGACACGTTTTCGTTCCCTAGAGCCAACACGTTTTCGTTTCTCAGAGCCCCGACCAAACGAAGTGCCATGGTCCGCCGGTCCGTGAGATTCAGTAGCGCTCACGGTTTTGGTCTTCGACTGTTCTGTGTGAGCAAGAAGCAGAACAGCAACATCAACCCACTTTTTAAGTCGAGCCCGCCCGGCGTCCAGAAGCTTGCTCGCGAGGCGTCGAAGAACAGCCGAGTGCAAGCTCGAGCGGAATGGTGGGCCAAGAACAAACCCACCAAGTAACTATGGCTCGCAAGCCGCAGATACGCGACCCGTACAAGCTCCGTGTTCGCAACGTGAGCACCTCTCTCCCGAGTGATGTGAGAGACGCAGTCAACAATAGCCACAACCAATTCGGGGCCAAGCTCCGTGACGAGGTTTTGAAGGAAGTTCAATTTATGGCGCAGAACGCAGTGGACAAAGCAATCGAGATCGCACTCGAGCACCCAGAGACTGGGATAGCTCGCGAGGCTAGCATGATGCCGGACGTTGTCGCAGCCCCGGAGCGCGTTGATGACGAGCAGCTTTTTCAGCTCTTCGCAATCTATTGCGGCGATGTGAAGCGTTGTGCATTGGCTGCCAATCTTGACGAGGCCACAGTAGAGGCCAAGGCATTGATCGGAGGCTGGCGAGACAAGATCAAGATTCTGATTGATCTCAAGACCAGCTCGAGGCCCGGCGATGGCGAGCGTGGTATCAATCGCGCAGTCAATTTTGTTCAGGCCCACCGATGGCGTAACCATCTGCAACGCGTGATGAATAAGCTGATCAACATGGGCGACGAAGAGCTTGATGAAATGATTTGCAGCGTAACCGTGGACAAGGCGGGCAACGTCAGCAAGAAATTGAATACGCGAGCGTTCGCAGATCTTTCCAGCGCAATGGAGAAGTGCCACGCGATGTCCTACTCAGCTCTAAATGATACTGCCACTGAGCGCCGGGAGCGCGGAGACGAGCCAGACGAGAACAAAACTGCCACGGCAGTGCACATGAACATCACGCGTGCCATGGAGGAAGTGCGGAAGCAGAACAGAGCTGAAGAGGCCGCACGACTAGCAGCTCAGTCCGTGACAGATACAGTTCAATCTCCACCATCCTAAGTGACTTACTCATGATTGGTAACTCTAGTGAATCAGTAGGGTATCGCCTA